TTGCACGGAGGCGCTTTGTCCTGCAGGAATTGCATAGCAATCGCATGAGGACTGGCCCATATCCGCACGCTGAGCGGGGGCAGGTGCTGGCGAGTGCAGGCAGGCCTGCTCGGGTATGGGCTTGCGCTCTTGCACACCTGCACGGATATGGGTGCGAAGCCCTGTGTCATGCATGGACGGCCCTTTGGGCAGCGCCCCGATGCGGGCAGGGCTTGATGTAGGCGACGGCAACAGCCCCCAAAGGGGCTGCCGAAGGTGGGCTGAACCCCTTTGGGGTTCCGTGATGCGTGCGGGGCGCGCCCGGGCGAGGACGACAGCCCCCAAAGGGGCTGACGAAAGTGGGTAGAAATCCCTAAGGGATTTTTGCCTCATGTGCCGGCGCGCTCCAGCAGGCGCCTACAGGCGACGGCACAGCCGTTGCACGGAGGCGCTTTGTCCTGCAGGAATTGCATAGCAATCGCATGAGGACTGGCCCATATCCGCACGCTGAGCGGGGGCAGGTGCTGGCGAGTGCAGGCAGGCCTGCTCGGGTATGGGCTTGCGCAGGCAAGCGGGCACTGGCGGGAGAGCAAACGCCTAAGCGCGCCTAAGCGCTGGCTGGAGCTGGCGCTGCACCACGCACAGTACTGCGCACGTACTCGGCCAGGCATGTAGACATGGGCCCAAGTTGGCACACGTTGCTGGCCACGGACGCGCAGTTCGGCGTGGACGCGGTGCGGGGTACTCCACAACCCTGCGCGCTCACCGGGCTTAGCCCCCTAACCGCGCACAGTACCCCGCGCAGCAGCGTTGCGGAACAGGCCCTACCTTTGCATCGGCAATCAGCCAGACGGCGACCGAACCGATTTCGGTAATTCAAAAAAATTTTCAATTTTTATGAAAAACTCAAATTCCAAAGTTGCTACCAAGGGTAGCAAGAACGCGACCAAGAACTCTGCGAAGCAGAATGTTAAGGACACCAATAACTCTCCAAAGAGAGTTATCGAGACACGTGATGCCTGGGAAGTGATTTTCAATCACTCGGTGGCTCTAATCGCGGCCTATGCCAAAGGCATAAAGGTTGAAAAACCTCGCGAAGGCTTTGAAAAAGCCTTTGGCTCTGCTGCATCAAGCCCTAATAGTAGGGGCTATGCCAAATCTTTGATTTGGGGTTTCGCTACTAATAAGGCTGGCAAGGTTCTAAAGAACCTCGACGACGTGGCCACGAAGGCGTCACGTGAGAAGATAGCCTTGGCTATCTTGACGGACTGCAAACTTGTCAAGGGAGACGACAAGGCCGTTCAGTCTCAACTTACTAAAGTTGAGACTAAACGGGAGAAGGCCGTAGCCGAGGCAGTTCTAAAAGAACTGACCAAGCCCGAACCCAAGAAGCCTACCACCAAAGGTGGTAAGGGCGGCAAGAAGTCCGAGACCAAGAAGGCTACTACCCCCAAGGGGGGCAGTAGCAAGTCCGAGAGCAGCAAGCCTGCCACCAAAGGTGGCAAGAAGTCAAGCACTAAAGCGTCCAAGTAAGCCCACACATCCACACGAAGTTTAACCCCGAGGGGGTTAAGGGCAAAACCGCCACACCCCCTCATAATTTTTTCAAAATTATGGCAGCAATTTTTCAAATTCACCAAGTGACAGTCAGCATCGTAGATGCTAACACCCAAATCGAGTTGGCTCGAATGAGCCACAACATCATCGGACGTGGCGGCTCTGGAAGAGCCGAGCGGTCAGCCATCTACAAGACCAAGGACATAGTCCTTGAGTTCTGGGCTCGCCAATGGTGGCACACCCATTACGGGCTAACTGCGGAGCAGTTCGAGAAGTTGGCCGAGGATGGCCGAATTGACCCTTTAGGGTCATGGGACTTCAAGGTCGTTGAGTGCAAATACTTCGGCGAAGCCGAAATGCGACCCGAAAAGCAGGCTAAATGCTGCAAAGCAGCATCCGCAAAAAAGGACGTAGCGTTCACCGCTAAAGCGGTGGAGCCATACGATTGGGAAGCAGTTTAAGCCTACGGCTTAACAACCTAACCACAAGCGGCCTTACCCCTAAAGGGGTAGGGCCTTTTTTTGGCTGCCCATTTGCGTGGGTAGGTGGGCATGTGTGGCCGCCCACGTTGTGTGTGATACCATTAGTTTCGTGCGGCAGCCCGCCCGCGAAAGTAATGGAAATAAACGCAATGCAGCTCCCCTTATGGGGAGCCAAAGGGGGCAGGAATGGGTGGCCATATTCGCAGGTGGACGACCATTATGGCCGCCAGGTTGGGCTGCCACCTAAACGCGAAGTGGACGCCCTTGGAGCCTGAGTGGACGTCCAAAGGTGGACGGAAAATTGGACGGCCCTAAAGCGCGATGTTGGACGTCCACTGGGCTGCGTTGTGGACAGAAGTGGGTGCCCAATGTGGACGGGGTTGGGCGACCATTGTGGACTTATCTGGCTGTCCAAATTGGACGGACGTGGTCGTCCATTGTGGATGGAGGTGGACGGAAATGTGGACAGAAGTGGGCGACCATTGTGGACTTATCTGGCCGCCCAAATTGGACGGACGTGGGCTGCCACGTGGAGGGGAGGTTGGGTGTCCAAGTGGACAGGATGTGGTCGGCCCTAAAGCGCGTTATTGGACGTCCATGAAGGCTCGATGTGGACGCCCAAGGCAAGGGACTTTGGACGGCCACCTAAACGCGATCCGGACGGCCACAGGCAGTTGTGTGGTTGCCCACAAAGATTTTGTGGCCGTCCATATCCCGCGCTATGGACGGGCGAAAAATGGGCGCCCACCCTTACGTGGACGTAAAGAAAAATCGGCGACCGAAAACAGCATTAACCTATTTTAATCCACTCCTACGGAGTGTTAAAATATGTTTTCTGTACCGATTTGGAGGTAAAAAGAAATTGTCGTAAGTTTGTGGCACCATTCGATATTGAATGGCAATTCAAAAAACCAATCACACATGAAACGTACAAGCAATGGCAGTACAACTGCACAGACCGAGAACAAGAACCGAGTGAACAACCGCAGCAGCCGCAAGGTAGGCACGACACAGACTCAGGTGTCCGCCTCTGATGCTCCCAAGAGCGTAAAGGTCGAAGACCTTGAGGCACGCTTGGCAGAGTACAACGAAACCCTTAGCAAAGCTAAAAAGCAATCTGCAAAGTTCAACGAAACCCTTAGCAAAGCTAAGGATGCCGTGCAGAACCAGGTCTACGTAGTAGCCACTCAGCGCATCGCTAACGGCACTGGAAGTGCCGAGGACGAGCAGATAGTTGCAAGCCGTAAGGCTTCTATCAACGCAGAGAAAGGCTTGGAGAAATTCTTCTCCAAGGAGTTCAAGGACAGTGACGAAGTCACTAAGGCGTGGGACGACCTCGCTCCCGAATTGGGCAGCGTTACCTCGGCTATTGCCGAGACAATCCGTCTTTGGAACAAGGGTTTCAATGCTTTGTACCAAAGCATCGGTATCACGAACAAGAAAATGGTCACTCCGGCTCTACTCAAAGGACTTTGTCCTTTCCTCCAAGTCGCATCGGCTGACGGCCTAAAGGCCGCTGCTCCTGGTCGTAGGGCAGTGCGCAAGAACGGCAAAGCCGTCAAGAAAGGCGGCAAGAGAGTGTACAAGTACACTCTTAGGGCAATCAACGGTTGGTCGGCTAAGAGTCTTTTTAAGACTCTTCAAGTGAACTACCGAATGACCTCAGAGTCCATCTTCTCCGAAGATGAACTGAATGCTCGTATGGCTCTCCTCAACTCCGAGGTCAGTGCCTTAAAGGCACTAAAGAAAGCCAAGGAAGAGGCCAAGAGCGACAACAAAGTTGTCGCCGCAGAGGCCGAGGTCCGTATGGAAGCGCTCAAGCAAGCCGCTAAAGCGGCGGGCCGCAAGACCAAGGAGAACACCGCTACTATAAGTAGCGAAGAGACGAAAAAGGTCGTAAACGGATAACGGCTATAAGCCGTAAGGGTGTCCCTCGGTTGGGGCTAACTCTTCGGAGTTAGGGTGGTTCGACTCCACCACACCCACTACTGCAATACGCTGGAGCCGTGAGTTTCGGCAGCAGCCGTCGGTTATTCGGTTTCCCTACGGGAAAGAGTGAAACCGAGCCTCCCTCCCCTAATGGGGAGCCTCGCAAGAGGCCGAGCCAAGTGCCAGGGCGCTCCGACCTAAAGGTCGGGTGGTGGGCGACAAAGGTCGCTGACTCCACAGGAGTCACACTATCTGGGATAGTGCCTTGCTCTTTGACATTGTTGATACAGCCCCCACAGGGTGAGAGACTATGGGGTGAAGTCTGCCAATAACGGACTATAAACTGAAGAGGTTTGGCTCAACCTATTAGGCGAAAGAGGAGCGTGCGGTCAAACGCAAGCGGTGAGTAAGCGTATAACGCGGTGACGTATGTCGGAACTGAGCGACCATTATACGCCGTGCAAAAACATCTCGATAGTAGCTAAAGTGGGCCAGGACTATATGCAGAACGCACTATGATGCATATAGGACTACAAAAAGTTATCGCTATAAAATCTTATCGGTGGAACAAATAGGCACTATGCAAGAAGTGTGTGCGCATGTATAGCGCCTGGCGGTAACACGATAAACCGTTGAAAACTATCTGACAAAAAGAGGTGAGCATGGAATATTGGCTATGGGTGTACTATGCGTATACCGGCAGTTCGACTCTGCCCTCACTGACAAAATTTGGAATTTGAGTTATATGGGCGCGGAACGTCGCGAGACGTTTGGCCTATTGGCACGCAACCTTTTGTCGGAAACAATTAACCCGAATATAAACCCCTAAAATTTTTATGACCAATGAGCAGGAAAGCTATTATACTCGAACTGCGCCCAAAGTGGTTGCAGTTGAGTAAAGAGAAACGCTATTCCGAAGAGGATGTCGTGGACATTCTATGCGAATTTGCGCGTGGTATGTATCCAGACGTGGATCCGCAGGAACTTCGCGGTATTATTATTGAGTCCTTTGTGCGAGGACGAAACGAAATCTAACCCCCTAATTTTTCTATTATGAAAAAATCTTATCGTTTGCCCATCGTGGGCGCAGTGTGTGTAGTCATTGGTATGCTGATGGCTACGGGTATCGAGAGTAACATGATGCAGGGTGTCTATGCCCTGATGTTTATGGTCGCAGGAATATTGTGCGTACACAAGTGGGAACAGGCGCAGGAACCTGCGCAGGAACCTGATGCGCAGGATCTGCGTGCTGACTATCGTAAAGCAGCGTAGGCTATGGAGGATGAAAATTGGACTGTATGGGTAGGCGGTGTGGAAGTGACAGACCGCCTATTGCCCAAGTATAAGGCAGAAGCATTGGCACAAGTCTATCGTAATGATGGCTATGACGATGTGTTTGTAGAACATTATTAACCGGAGAACTGACTATGGAAAAGCGAGAAAGGATTATCGGGCGGCAGTACGAGCTGGCTCGTATATGTGTGCCGCCGTCGGTGGCGGACTATATCGTGAGCAAGCGTGATTCGATGAAACGCTGTGAGTGTCGTAAGGTGTACGAGGAAATGAAAGAGCAACACCGCCTATCCCCTAACTATGCGGAGTCGTGTAGGTTGCAATACCTGTCGGATTTGTTTTGGGCGCTGTCGGGTGCTACGCCTGTCCTGTTGCGCCGTATAGGTATGACGGTGTGTGTGCCTACGAACTATCTGGAGCGCGAAGACTCGTCGTTCGGTTTCCAGAAAGTGCAGGAGTGCGCTGTGCTGTCGCTGCGCGTGGAGATTGTGCCTGAGCAGATGGAGTCTATCCGCAGAATGGAGGGTATCGTAAAGAAGATGCGCTCGTTTAAGACAGATTTCCATTTCCACGACATGAAGATTTTCGCTCGCGAACTTTGCAAGAAGCCTATCCTGTGGATTGTAGGCACGAGCCATACGTTTATGGAAGTTATCGAGCCTGACGAGTGGGCTGAGCATCTGATGAAGCACTTGGACTCTAAAGATGTGAAGAAGCATCTGCGCCATGGCGAGGACGAGACGTGGGTAGGGAGTGCGCTGCGTGTGGCGTGCGGCAAGGACGACGTGTTCTACTATCACGATGGGAAGCGCCTGCTGAATGTTACCCGCGAGCGTTTTACGTCTATCCACAACGAGTATGTGCGGCAGGTCAAGGACATGGTATTGGGGCAGCTCCATTTTGTTGCCGCGTAATCGCAAAAATTAACTATCAAAAACCAAATGCAAAATGAAAAAGACAAAGTTTATGGTAGGCACCACCAAAAAGAGTGCAAAGAAAGCGACTATCCTGGCTCTGACTACGCTTATGCTGGGCAATCACGCTAACGATGTTGCTGCACAGGCTGCGTTGGCTGACATGAACTGCGAGTTTACAGACGAGAACATCTATTCAATGGCTGACCCCTTCACACTCCAGTGTACGTTCGACGACTCGTCGGACGGGGATATCTATGCGTGACTTGGACTATGGCAAACGTATGGGTACGCCCAAAGGGTACGCTTTATGGGTTTAATACTCACTGCAAGACTCTGAAAGAGGCTATGCAGACTTATCCGACTATCGGAGAGCGAAGCTATATCGCTGAGTGGTGGAAATCGAATGTAAACGAATAGGATTATGAAGACTATCAAGATTGCGCCTGACCTGGGCGAGATACGCAGGAACGGCAATGTGTTCGAGTGCGACTTCAACAGCATGCACATCAAGTGGGTTATTGCGTACGATTGCTCGGACATGGACGCAGACACGGAGAAGAACCTGAAGAATTGGCTGCAGAACGCTATCGGCATGAGCGGCAAGATGTGGCAGGTGCCATACGCACTGAACAAGGGACTACCGTTCCCCTCTACGGTATATGTGAACGGCAAGGAAGTGGACTATCCAAAAGAGTGAGGACTATGAAAGCAAATCTGGAGAATCTGAAAGAGGCTTTGCAGAGGTGTGCGACGGCGCATGGCGCCAACTTCTGCGACTGGTCTGACGAAGACCAGCTGGCTATCGACAAGGCTAACGTACCCGTGATGGCTGACGTGAGAATGATCTGCGAGGCGTTCTTCGGGACGTTCTCGCCTATAGACGAGGACTGGGGCTATACGGTCGTATGGCTCGGCACGCCCTTTAAGCAAGAAGTTGATGAGCAACTGCTGAATATGGCTCTTCCCGTTCGGATGGCTATGGCAGCGTAAACGATTAGGACTATGAGTGTAACATATCCTATGGCTCTCCGAAAGGTGAGCGAGGACGGCAGGTACAGGCTGACCGTCCACTATGACGAGTGTGCAGAGCATCCGCTGAACTGGTGCGACTTTCCGCTGCACATGGATGACTGGTGCCGTGACTATTCGGCTAACCCTACTACCAGGTTGCGCGACAAAACGAAGCACGAACATTACGAGAGTTGCGAGGCGTGTATGCGCTCTCTGCTGTATTACTATGGAGACGGGAAGAAGATTATTGACTTGTTTGTGAGTAACTATAGCAAGGAGAAGCACGAGCGCTATGAACTTGCGCTTACATACGACCGTAGCCGTAGGGAGTGGCTTGTATTGCAGTGGTCTCCGACATGGAAGGCGTATGATGGCGCTATCCACGAGGCGCACTGGTGCGAGGAAGCGAGCTTGTGCTGTAAGCGCAAGTATATAACATTTAGCGATATAGCAGAGTATCTGAGCGAGGAAGATATGGCTGGCTTGCTGAATACTTGTCTGACGGACGAGGTTAAGGTAATGTCGTACTATTTCGGCTATCATGGCTCTATCGGTTTCTGTTCTAATGTGGGTAGCGATTGCCATGGTCTTGCGTGGATAGTGAAGAGCGAAGCTGTGGGCGACGGCAAGTGGCTGACGGAGGAGCAATGGCGGACTATGGACTGCTATGACCTTACCAAAGGCGAGCGCGAGGAGATTTGCGCTTGGGCAGAGGGCGACGTGTTCTGGTTCGAGGTTGAGAAAAAAGTTTTGTGGAAAGTGCATCGTGAGTGCCTATCAGAGGAGAGAACTGCCGAGGACTATGAGGACGAGGAATGGGAACAGCTGGACTCTTGTGGTGGTTTCTATGGCTTGGACTATGCAGTGCAGTATGCTATCAGCGAGAACAAATTACCAAAAATGATTGAAGCAGCGTGAACTATGGCAACAAAGAAGAGTACTTTTTTCCTCTCTATCTTAGTGGAGAGTGAGCAGTCTAAAGGCGAGATTGTGCTGCTGCTGACTCGCTATCCCTTTAGGGGTACGTTTGAGGGGGCACGGCGCAAGGTGGTGCGCATCCTGCATAATGCGCCTGGCATCCTGCAAGAGGCGGTCATCGAAAGTATGCGCGACGGCATAGCTACGACGCATTTTGTCGAGGAGTATCGCTATAAGCCGTTTGAGTACACAGGAAAGTATAACATGAAATCGTGAACTATGAAAATCAAGGTATCAAAAGTGTTTGCCGACTTTATTAACAAAACGGCAAAGGAATTGGGCTTCAAGGCGGAAGCCAAGGTTGTGACTATGAGCGAGCGTGGGTACTGCCTGAACGTGGGGCTGGACGCTGCGCAGGACGCTGAGAATTATGGCGACTATGACTGGCGTAAGGATGAGTACAAGGCTATCCGTGTGTGCTATCCGTACGAGTACTACGCCATGCCTCGATATCTGACTACGGCAGCGTTGGTCCGTGAGTTCCGCCGCAGTAGTGTGCAGACTATCGAGGAGCTGAAAACCATGTTGCGAGATATGTGTGAAATATAAAAAACAAAAACGACTATGGCAGAGAAAATCTATCTTATCGTGATCAAAGACACTGGCGTGCTGACAGGACGCTATGAGTGCTATGACTCTTTCGAGAAAGCGAAGAAGCGCATCGAAGACGACCTATCGCACTGGAAGCATGAGCGCGAATTGCGCGAAACGATGATGAAAAATGAGTTCGAGGTGTGGGACAAAGAGGGCAAATATCGCCACACCCTGCAAATCGTGGACTTGTGGGTACACTAAACAAGAAAGGAGGCTATTATGTTAGACTGCATTGCAAAGGTGAACTATAAGAACACCGACAACAGTAGAAAGTTGGGAATGTTGCCCGCGGAGACCTATCAGGTGACTGGTATCAACGGCACGCCGGAGAGTGTGCGCCAGTACTTTGCTATCGGCAAGGTGTTCGGTGTGGGCTTCGGACATTGTGACCGCGACGGAAAGCGACACGACGACCACATGATGGAGGTGACGCACGTGTTCGTGCTGAAACAGTCGGAACAGACTGAGCGCTTCTGCGACTATCTCGGCGAGAAGTACGGCTGGGAATGGGGCGAGCATTTCACAGAAGAGGAGTGGGAGAGATTTATCGCTGCCGCTGTACATCGTACATCGTAAATCGTACATGAGATTATGGAGACTATCATCGACAGAAAATGGTATCGGACAGACCGGTTCGAGCCTGTGACGGAGGTGCCGTTTGGTTATTGTGTTTGGCCTATCGGACGAGAGAACTTTAAGCATGAGCGGTGTGTGCCGTTGTGCAAGAGTGGGCATAATGTGTATGCGTGGCAGCAGAACATTGACATTACATCGCTGAAGTATATCGAGGTGGAGTCGGAGGAACTGGCTCTACGACTATTGGAAGAGGCTATACGGCATGGATGTGACCGCAACCGCTTCTACGAGATTGTAAAAGCATGATTTTTTAACTCAAAAAACCGAAAGAGATTATGAGCAATCCAAGAGTTTACGTTGGTACTTACGGAAAGTACAATAGTGGTAGTATCGCCGGTGGTTGGATTAGTCTGAACGACTGCAAAGACTACGGGGCGTTTCTATCCAAGTGTCATGCGCTGCATAAGAGGGAACGTGATCCTGAGTTTATGATACAGGATCGCGAGGATTTCCCTGATGGGCTTAACTGCGGGGAGTGGCTGTCGGAACAGGACTTTAACGATGTGAAGCAGGCGTGCAACGAAGAGGAACAGGAGGAGCTATCGTTTGCTGATGCGCTTCGGGCTGTGTTGCTGGGCAAGGCTACGCCCATGCAGAAGGCAAGGGTGGACGACAAGGCGCTGTTTGAGGACTATATGGCGGAGTGGCAGAAGGTGTGGCCTGGCGATGAGCGTATGTTGGACTATGAGCGCAAAAAGTTCAGCTATGCGGTGCGATTGGAGAACGGGGGCATCCTCTACTTCGAGAAGCCGAGCATTAAGACGGAGTTCTGCTTCGGCTATTCGTCATGCGGTCAGGGGCCGGAGTACGACGAGGCAAACGAAGAGTGCCGCGCTGCTAATTCGGAAAACTATTTCCTGCAGGCCAACCTCGGCAGTATGGACGAGGAGATAAAGGCGCTGGAGTGCAACTGTCGCTATGACTGGGAGAAGGGCGAGGGTAGCCGTGCGTATGACGGGATGACATGGTATCTAGTACGTCAGGAGTATTGCAATCAGACAGAGCAATTGAACCTGTACGAGTTCCATGCCTATCGGGAGTGGGATATAAAGGATAAACCGTGGATTTTCAAAGAGGGCAACTACATTAAGATGTCGGATGCTGACCGCATGACTATCCTGGAGGCCATGAGACACGAGCGCAACAAGTTCGAGAAGCGTCTGCGCACCTATCTGAAGCGCTATGGCACGAGCAAGCTGCGCACATGGACATACTGGCTGGACGAGTAATAACAAACATAACACTTAACAACTATGCCAAACTGGGTTTATGGTCAGTACGCCATTAAAGGTACTAAGAGAAATGTGTTGGCTTTCTTGAACGAAGGCCTGGGAAACTCGGGCCTTGCGCCAAGGAGAAAGTGTGAGAGCGCGTTTAAATGTCTGAAGGAAAACGCGAAGACAAAGGAGTCGCGTTTTGCCTATTCGGAGGACGGGGCAGGCAACAAGCTGACCGTTCCGGCTGCTATCGTGTACGAGGACAGGCTGACACTGGATACATTCCGTCCTATGCCTGATACTTTCAAACTCTATGACACCACGAATTGTGCCAAGGATATGCCGGAGATTGCAAAGGAGCAGGAGCAACTGTATGGCTGTGTGGGATGGTACGACTGGGGCATCAAGTACAGGGGCACAAAGTGGAATACAGGACTGAACGAAGCAGAACTTTTTGTGGATGACAAGACGGCTACATTGAAATTTGAGTGCAGCACGGCGTGGAACTATCCCGACGAGTGGCTGCGCTGGGTAAAGAATACATTCCGTGTGGCTGTTCTGCTGTGTGTGAGCGAAGAGAGCGGAGCCTTTGATTTCTACGGCTCTCTGGACGAGGAGCGGATAGACATGGCTTGCTCCGGCGGTCCGAAGCAGGAGGATTTTGAGAGTGAGGACGACTATTGGGATGCTCTCTATGACTACACAGAGGAGTGCAGGAACTCCATGTGCTCCGACTTCGCGGACTATGTCGCAGAGTATGAGGTGTGAGATATAAATCGTACATCGTAAATAATATTATGGGAAAGTACAAAGTGCGCTATCATGTGGGGCCAAGGTACGGACGTGGCTATTGGCAGACCGAGGAGTTTGACAGCCGAGGGGATGCTGTTCGGTTCCGCGACGAGAAATGCAGGCAGGGTAGGGATGCGGAACTCATTGAGCCTCCTGCACAGGAACGCTATGACCCGAACATACAGCGGGCTATGAAGACCGTGGAGAGACAGACAGAACGCCTGTTCTCCGGCGGCAGTGACCTACATCTAATCTAAATCGTAAATCGTACATGAGATTATGGCAAGAACTATTGATTACCTCACCTTTATGGTGGACGTGACTCCTTATGAGCATGAGGGGCACAACTATGATGCGCTGAACATCATCGTAGCGTATCGCAAGGGACAGGGCTTCTGCGTCACTTGGCAGCCCGTTAAGGTAGAACCTATGGGCTATATGACAGGTCCTATGCCGAGTAGCGATCCGCTGGTGGGCGGCAAGGGATTTGTGGCGAAAGCTGCAAATCGTAACAATGTGAAAGTGCTGGAGCAGATACGAGCAAACCTGCTGGCAGGTAAGGAGGGCATCCGCTTTTTCTTCGACCAGCGCAACTACGACGGATTGAAGGAATTTATGGGCGACGTGGCGAACTATGGCTACACCTATGACGCAGAGAAGCAGCTGAAGGAAACCATTGACCGCTTCAACGCCATGAGCAACGCCCATGAAGAGAAGGCAAAGGACACAGACCTATCCCCTGTAATGCGCCAGTTCCACGACTTGAAGAGCAAGCACCCCGATGCGCTACTGCTGTTCCGTTGTGGGGATCTTTACGAGGCGTATGAGGACGACGCTATGGAGTGTGTGAGGATTCTGGGTATCTCGCTGGCAAAGGAGAAGGCCAACGGCCATCCCTATGACATGGTTGGATTCCCGGAACATGCCCTGGATGCTTATCTGCTCAAATTGATGCGTGCGGGACGTCGGGTCGCTATCTGCGACCAATTGGAAGACCCCAAGCCAATAAAGAAGCGTATCACTGAAATATTAAACCCTAAAAATGACGAAACTATGAAACTGAACATCAAGAAAAACAACGAGAGTGCCCCAAAGAACGAGACTCCTAACTTCTCTGTCGTAACCTATACGACCAAGAAAGGTGGTACGGCTGGCTATGTGATGGGATTCAAGGACGAGCAGGCTGCAAAGGTAGTGGCTGATGCCGCGTGCAAGACTGTGGGCGTGACGTGGCGCTACAATGACAAGAAAGTACGTATCTATGGTCTGAGTTTTGGAACTCGTTACATGGATGTGGCCCGTACACTGTGCGAGGCGCTGAACAAGGGCGACAAGGCTGCTGTGAGCAAGGCTATCGCCAAGACGCACGACATCTATGCTGCTGCCGTGGAGGCTGGCAATATGGAACGGGAAAAGGTGAAAAAGTTAAAAAGTGAAAAGGCGAAAGAGGAAAAGGCAAAGGAGCTGGCAAAAGTAAAGAAAGCCAACGGTCTCTATTCTATGGAGGACATCGCCGCTATGATGAAGCGTGCCATGGCTGGCGAGGATGTGCCGGAGCTGGCAGCTGTGAAAGAGGCGCTGAAAGCGGCGTGAGGCCCCCTCTAACTCCCCCGTAATGGGGAGAACCAATTAAAAAATTAAAAGGTTAAAAAGTTAAAAAGTTAAAAAGTTAAAAAGTTAAATGCTATTATGCACGGCAAGATTTTTCAGATAGACACGAAGCCTATCAGCAGGGACGAGTATGTAAGCCCCGAAGAGTTCTATGACAACAGCAGCGACTTTGCTGACTATATCGGCGATGAGGTGACGGACAGGCAGGCAAGGAAAGACTATGTCGGCTATCTGGCGGGCGATTTGAAGGGCGTGTTCAAGCCTGCGGGCAAGGATTGCCTTGTCTATCTCGGCAAGGAAGCGCTGCGCAAATTCCTGCAAGACTGGGCGGACGACATCAAGGCGAAGGCTGCGGAACTGACTGCCGACAACATTCTGAAGGAGCAGCGCCTGTACAAAATCCGCGCCACCACGAAGGAGACGCACCACCGCACGGACTACCGCGTATACATAGACGAGTGGAACGGCTGGGCCGGCCCGTTCGAGGGTATTATAGAGTGGGCGGCAAACCAGCTCAAGGAGGGCGACAAAATCTATGTGGGGGCAATCATCGACTACCACTATTAAGGGTTAAAAAGTTAAAAGGTTAAAAAGTTAAAATGTGAAAAATAAATCATTAAATCATAAAATCATTAAATCGTAAATGTATATGGTGGCGCATAACGCCTAACTGGATTGTGGAACGGCACGATTTAGAGTACCATCTCTTTGATAAGCTCGCAACGTGCAAGAGGTCAGACCCTCCAAGCCCCGCTGTCGCTACGGCTTGAGAGGAGCTTCCCTCTTCAGATTTCGAGCTTCCACAGATGGTATCATCGAAGAAATATAGTGCTATGCCTGCCGTTTGGCAATCGAAAAAAAGTGAAAAGCTATGGAATCGGAACAACTGAGACAAGTGAGAGTGGCGTGCAAGGACCAACTACTGGACACGCTGATGACGCTGGTGCGGGAGAATGGTGACGACTATAACGACTATTACCGCGACGAACACGGCATCGAGGAGGACGAGGGTTACAAGATTGTCAAGGTGTTTGACATCGCCTGCTTCGGCTGCCACATGTCGCTGCCGAATAAATTCTGCGACGGCATAGAAGGCGATACAGACCCAACGATAGATGTGCTGGGCGATGAGTTTTGCTATCATGCGTACTGGTCGCTGTATATTGAGAGAGACGAGACTGGCTATGATATGCTGATGCTATATCAATTCTATAACTCTGGTGTGTGCTGGTCGTCGTCAGAGTCGGAACCCGACCACTCGCCTGCATCGGAAATGAGTCTGGCGGAGCTGGACTACCTGACGCAGGCTATCTACTGGCATCTGTATCGTGACATTGAGAAGAACCAAGAAAAAGATTGAGGCTATGGGTTTGGCAGCATAACGGTTAAGGGTTAAAAAGTTAAAAGGTTAAAAAGTTAAAATGTGAAAAATAAATCATTAAATCATAAAATCATTAAATCGTAAATGTATATGGTGGCGCATAACGCCTAACTGGATTGTGGAACGGCAAAGTTTCAGATTACCATCTCTTTGATAAGCTCAACATTCGGGACCACGAACTGACCGTCAGAACATTCGCTAACGCTTTGTGTCATGAACGAGCAGTCGGGTCAGACTGTGAGCTTCCACAGATGGTATCATCGAAGAAATATAGTGCTATGCCAGCCGTTTGGCAATCGAAAAAACTTGAAACATGAAACCTGAAACTGTTGGTGAGGATAAAATCCTCCAAATGTTCTTTGAGTTTGACCGATGGGAGTATGCCATCGCAAAGGGGATTGTGAAGGATGTGCCAAAGAACGTGCTGTACCAGCTCTGCAAACCAGAGGTGCGCATCAAGATGTACGAGGCCATCAAAAATGGAACGTATGAGATTGCTCCGCCGCATACGGCGCTTATCCCCAAGGATACGCCTGGCGAGTGGCGCACGGTGTATGTGAACGAGCCTGCGGACAGGGTGTTGCTGAGTATCGCCAACGACCTGTTGTTCGAGCTGATGCCCGACTGCGTGCATCCCGCCTGCAAGAGCTACCTGAAAGGGGTGGGGTGCGGGCGTATCGTGCAGGAGGTGAGCAGGGCAATTCATAATTCACAATTGCCACTTCGTTCTCGCCGTTGGCTCGCGACCCCTTCGGCGTTCATAATTCATAATTCAAGGCTGGGTTGGAAGAGCGACCTGAGTAAGTACTTCGACTCGGTGCCTATCGAGTATATCGACGCGGCATTTGATATGGTCGAGGAGCGCCACGGTCATTCGGCACTGATTGATGTGCTGCGCAAGTACTATCACTCGGACCTGTATATTGACGGCGAGACGAAGCAGGTGTGCGAGAAGTACCAGAGCCTGAAGCAGGGCTGCAGCGTGGCAAGCTGGCTGGCGGACGTGCTGCTGTATCATATCGACGACAAGCTGTCGAAGTTGGACGGTTACTATGTGCGCTATTCGGACGACATGTTGTTCATCGGCAGGGATGCCGACAAGGCTATGCAGATACTGACCGACGAGTTGGCACGGATGCAGATGAAGCTCAACCCAAAGAAAGTGGAGTGGCTGGATGCACAGCACTGGTTCAAGTTTCTGGGCTTCTCTATTCGCGGCAAGGACATCAGCATGAGCAACAGCAGGATTAAGAAGTTCCAAAAGGAAATCGAAGCAAGGACGATTAAGAAATGCATAATTCACAATTCACAATTCACAATAAAAAGCGCTATTAACTCAGTTAACCGCTATCTGTATCGTGGCGACGGTCAGGGACACTCATGGGCGACAGGCATCCTCGGCGTTGTCAATGTCCGTCAGGACATCGACACGCTGAATGCGTTTGTGATGGATTGCCTGCGAGCGGTGCATACCGGTAAGACGAAGCTCGGCGGGCTTGGCTATGACAAGCAGGGCAAGGTAGGCTGCATCGTCAGAGGGCGTGGCAGGAATGTTACGGCCAACCGACAGAAGACGGGTGACGACATCAGTGGCTATATCTCGCTGGGGTGTATGGCCAATGCGCTCCACACCTCACGAACAGCATACGATGCGCTCGTTCGCTCGTTGAGCGCGGTTCAAGGTTTCAAGGTTCAAGGTTCAAGTGAAGAGACAACTGCCACTTATATTGAGGAGTTGGAGGCGGCGTATGCGGTGTATAAGCACAGCATACCGAGCGAGAAGACGATAAACAGGACGAGCCGCTTCAAGGCATTGCCCGAGAGTGAACTGACGGACGAAGACATGCTCTATGGCGTGTCGAGAGAGCAGGCCGAAAAGGATTTGGAGAACGCCCTAAAGGGCTTCGTGATGCCAGAGGATGCGGGCACGTATTTCTGGCAGTCGAAGAAGGACAAGGACTTAGTAGTACTCAGAAGTTGGACTAAAGCAGCTTGACTATCGGCGGCGCATACCGCCCTATGCCTGTAGGCCGGAGAAGTTTAATCAGAAGACCTTTAACCAGAGATTGGACGCCTGGATCCGTCCAGGTGATTACCGTGGATGGATCCTGGCGGCCAGATTTCTGGCGACGTCTTCTTTATATCAGACGGATACAGACCTATGCCATTCCGGAAGGCAGGCAGTATTTAATTGAGAATTGAGAGACCCCCTCTATCTCCCCCTCTATGGGGAGGAATAATTGAGAATTGTGAATTGAGAATTAACGTGAACGTCAACGTGAACGTGAACTATCAACCGTAAACAGTAAACGGTAAACGGTAAACAGTAAACGGTAAACAGTAATTGACCCATTTAATAAACAAACATTATGACAACAACAAAAAAGACTAACGTGAACAAGAACACAGTGACTAACAAGAAGAGCGCAACCACTTCCTCCCCTATGGGGGGAGGCCAGGAGGGGGCTGAAACCAAAGTGATGTGCCCCGTATGCGGTACGGAGTTCGCTATCGGCGAGCATGAGCACACAGTAAAGAACGCAACAGTTATAGGCGCTGACAGCGGACTGGGCAGCGTCTATCTGCCAGTGAGCAAGCGCGGCAATGCGTTGCAGGCTGCGGGTATTGATACATCGAAGTATTTCAGTCTGCGTCTGCCGACCGGCGGTGAGCAGCTGATGACCTACGACGAGAACGGCATCCCCGTGGCGGTGAAGGCCGACGACCCTATTATGCAGCAGATTGTCAAGGGTGGCACCGTACCTAATCGCAACCTGTTCCGCCGCTGGGTGATGTCGCAGGTGTTCCACGGCCTGCTGTATAAGGGCTGGCGCAACGAGGGCGGCTTCTCGGAGTGGCTGAAGAACCACGGCTATGTCTATACGTGGGAGATGCTGGTCGAGGAACTGCATGTGCAGACAAAGTTGTATGGCCGTGACATGGAGAACTATCGTGCCCGTAATCGTTGGTTCAACAAGGCATTGGCCGTGACTATGGCGGAGGATTACATCGAGCAGTTGTACCAGGATGCCAATGGCCGTCCTAAGCACAAGTGCAAGGGTGTGCCGTATGTGACGGTGGAGCGCACGCATTATTTCGTGACGGACATCAGTAAGAAGCTGATTGCTCCGCTATGGGGTCTTGTTCGTGAGATAAGAGATAGTAAGACTCCGCAGGCGTTGGAGTATGCTGTGCGTAATTTCTGGCGCAAGGCTCCTGTTAAGATTTATTGCTATAAGCAGTGTGCAGACTGGAAGGATGCGTACAAGGGTATGGGTGCGTATGCCACCATGCAGAACTTGCTGCGCTTCCACGGCTGTACGTTCCCCAAGGATAATGGTTTCTATGACCGCCGACTGACGGGCTTGCAGATGCTGGAGGATGCTGCCAAGACGTATGCCGATGGCGAGGGATGGCGTCTGTTCGGTCTGATGAAGCAGATGATTGAGGAGAACGGCATCGACATCGAGGGGAAGATGGCCGAATGGCGCCGTGCTAAAAAAATTCGTAATTCATAATTGCCACTTCGTTCTCGCCGTTGGCTCGCGACCCCTTCGGCGTTCATAATTCATAATTGGGCTGTCGCATACAGTGTGTCTCCTGTAGGGCAATGCCTGTTTAGGGTGATCACCCTTAAACACTTCAGGTACCGTGCCGCTATGCTTTATGGTACCTGAAGTGCGGGTGATCAACTCACATCGCAAACTTATAGACCTATGCCATATTGCCAGGCAGGAGACAAATCTATATGGCGGCGTGCGCCGCTTGACGCTATCAGATGTGCTATTGTTTTAATGCTGCAGGCCTTGAATTATGTTCTTCATCCAATCAAGACAGGATATTCCTGTGTTTCCCGGATGACGAACATCCTAAATCCTGCTCCATATCGGGATTGTATAGTATCGCACCACGCACAGAGGATAGGGACAATGTACTATGTACAATGGACAATGCCCAGCACAGGGACGGGTCATGAGTACGGCATATTTCAATAAGAGTCGTTCGGGCAGCCGACGCTCTATCAGATGCCCGTGCTAATTCACACGGGCATCTGATGAGCGTCTGCAACGACTCTTCATTATCAGGCAGCTAAAGCCATGTGCCAAGCCGTAAGAATGACCATTCGGCAGCATAGCCGACCAGTCTGCAAGGCGGATGAGATTTAAAGCAACAGTGTTTAATCGCCGGTGAAGGATTACCGACGCGATTAACTCAGCGCGTCGGTAATCCTTCACCGGCGCAAACACTGTTTGTTATCGAGCTGATAAAGACTATATGCCAAAGTCCGTAGAGCAGAAAGAAAATGTCTGATGTAAGAAGTCAGATGTAAGATGTTACCACAGCGCAGTGGTATGAGAGCCGCAAGGCATCCATCGTTCAAACAGCCGGTTCACAATTTTACCTGGATTGCTCCAGTGCTATTCACTGGCTTCATCCAGGTAAGTTACACCGGCTATTATCGACGCTATAAAGCCATGCGCCACGGATGATGAGCGGAGACACCCGCAGCGGCCTTGGAGCCTACCTGCTGAAAGGACTGCGGGAACAAAGTGATGGACTATGTACGATGGGAAAAATCGTACATAATTTGGTTTTTTGAGTTAATAGGGTGGTGGCCGCTGTGAAGCGCCTGCTGCCCGCTTTTGTAATGCATAATTCATAATTCACAATTCATAATTTATAATGCATAATTCATAATGCATAATTCATAATATTTATTTTTATAATCCACTAAATTTTTTTCTATTATGGTTCAGAAGGTTTTTAATCAGGGCATTGTGATGTCGCTATTGCGGCAGTGTGCTTGGGTGTGGGAGCATTGTACGCATAACCCTCACGAGGGTGAGTTCAAACTGAGCGAGATTCTGCAGGGATATGGCAGGAACGGCTATAAGAGCAAGCCTGGCACTGTGATCGTGTCTGTGGAAGACAGCAACGAGATGGTGTCGCGGATGGTGTTCCCGAAGGATGACGGACATGATTTTGTGATGTCGTTCCCTATTGAGCATGTTTATGGGGTGACGCAGGTGTTCGGCAAGAACAATGCTTGTCAGTCGTTGGTAAACAAGGCGTGCTTTTGCTATAAGAACGGGGAGCGTTGGGTGGTGCTGCCGGATGTGGTGACAAAGCGGAGCCAAGCTGCGCCTTCTTTTGCGGAACTATTGCGCAAGGTGTTGCTGGCGGCATGAGGAAGCGGTTTGGACTCTTGCGGGAGTTTAGAGAGAACGGGATACCGTGTTAGATTAGTAAAGAGTAGTGTTATGTTGTACGATTTTATCAAACCTGGAGACAGGGTGGTGCATAGGAGTTGCAACGTGGAGGCTACCGTGGTGAGGGTGCGTGCAGAGGATAGCAGGGATGGCAGGGTTTATTTCTGCAAGCTGGATTTTGGGCGCAGCGTGAAGGGGCCTTTTAATATCGAGATGAATGGCAAGGAGTTCCGGCGCGAGGCGTTGGTGCTATTGTGAGTGTTTATTTTTAATTGAAAACGACTACGACTATGGAGAGAACTAACGACATTAAGGTGTTCTTCCCCTGTAAGGTGGAGGGAGGATTCAGTGAGAAGATGTGGGTACTCGTAGACGAAGAGGTGAAGCGTCTCTATGACGAGGATGCCGAGGGCATGGTGTGCAGCGGGACGCTTAATAACGACTCGTTCTGCAACCCCGCCCTGCGCCACGGTACGGAGGTGCAGTTCAGGATGTGCGGCGAGAAGGTGCCGGAGGCCATCTATAACTAAAACGATTACGACTATGAAAAAGGAGATTGAGTTTATGGGTGTGAAGTATATACTGAACCAATGCGAGGATATTTGGCAGTGGTTCCAGACATCGAAGGTGGGCGAGTTCACACGCTATTTCAGCAACACGGTTATCCATACCGCCCACGGGTTTTGCGGCGCACCAAGCAATGATTTGACAAATTGGTGCTATGTGTAACAATCTAAAACTATTACGACTATGAAAAGAGTTAATATGTATGCTGTTATTCGCGAAATGCGGGAGCAGGTTGTAAAGACCATGCAGGAGCGTGGTATTACGGAGTTGGCAACGTGCATGTCCTACGCCGAATACTGTAAGGAGAACAAGCGCGAGCCGGAAGAGGACGAGAGCGACGACACCGACTATCTGGACTATATAGACCAAGAGGCTCCATACGTCATCTTCTTCAACAAGTGGGACAACGGAATTGACTACCGTGTGGATAAAGTGAAACTGATAGCGGGTGGTGCTGGTGCTCCTGTGCTGGAGTTCGAGTGTTATGCAAACGAGCTCGGTTACGACACATTCAGAGAGGACGATACGGTGTTCCTGACGTTATATAAAGTCTATGACATACTGCTTGACAGGCTTGGTATCGAGGACGAGCCGGAGAAAATCTATCTGGTTAAGCAGGAGAGTAATGTGGACGGAGAGTTGCACTTCAATGTGGTGACGTGCAAGGACATGGAAACGGCAAAACGTGTGCTGGCAGAAGAGGTGAATACGCTGCTCGCGGAGTCACCTAAGTACAAAGATGCGAAGCGGTGGATAGACGGTGATGATACGCTGAACTATGACGATTGTCCTTACTCATGGGAGAACGACAAGGATGATGCTTTCTACATCTCCTGTACCTGCGACGACTATCACGAGCTGATAACGATTGAGGAAAAGGAAATCAACTAAAAGAAAAACGACTATGGCAATTTACATTGGACAATTCAACGAAGAGCAGTGCCGCAAAGGCGAAGACAAGGCTATTGTGCAGCAGAAGAGGGACGAGACGGGACTGAAGTACACCAAGACCCGCCTCGTGAAGAAAGGTGGTAAGATTGTTGGTTTGAAGGTGTGGCTCCTGACCAACGAGGAGTATTATAATTCAAACGAGTTCTAAAACGACTACGACTATGAAGCAAGTTAGAATTACATTTAGGGCAGAGATCTATGTCGAAGGCGAGACCGTTGCTGAGTGCAAGGAGAAGTTTGAGTCTATGAACATTTTCGCGCCGGAGAGTAAGTCGCGGTTTATAGAAACGGTCTCTATTGAGGACGCAGACACATTCAAGAACATCGAGGAAGAGTGGGATATGTGCGACGAGGACGATGGGTTGGACTATAGTCCTACGATGCGTAAGGCGGTGGCTTATGCTATGGAGCAGATGGAGCCTGAGGATATCGCTATCATCGGTGCAAAGGTGGGCTTGAACTTCAAGCAGGACATGAACCCTGCATACGGCATTGACGAGGGTAAGATTAGTGACTTGCTGGAAGAGTACGGTCAGGACAACGACCTGCCTGAGGGTTGGTGGATGGAAGAGTGTGATATGGATGACATCGTGCTATTGATAGCGCATGAGAGTTAATTAACGATAACGATTATGGCAAAGCAAGAGACTATTAAGCATCTGACCGACCTGATGGCAACGGTGCAGATGGCGCACTTCAAGGGGCGCGAGGTAGGGGTGAGGGTGCATGAGAGCCCACAAGTGAGCAGTGCGGCGATATCTATCGACCTCTACCACTTTGAGGGTGACGGCAAGCCGGTGTGTGATGGCCTGACGTTCCAGAGGGAATGTGACAAGTATCCTATTCGTGCTTACTGCATTGCCTACAACCCGGACTTGGACTGGGAAACGGGACACCTCTACATTTTGTGCTGCGATGATGACGGCGGTGTGAGTGACGACCTCGACCTTATCCCCGAACTGGTTTCCGAAGAGGTGCTGACGGCTATAACAAAGTGGCTGGAGAAGGCGATGGTGCCAACCAAGCCGAAATCTAACGACGTGACCAGCTTTTTCTACTACATGTGGAACAAGTGGAATGAGGAGGAGTGCAAGGCGGTGTTCAATGATCCGCACTTCTGGAATAAGTGGTGTGAGGCATACGACACGATGCACGGGCCTCGCGGTGCTGCTGAACTCTTCTACATGATGCTCTCGGACACGAACCGCGACAAGCTCGTGGCCCGTGCGCTGGAGTGCTATGACGGAATGACGGAGAAATAAAACGAATTGAGACTATGGATACAACAACTATTGACATGCGGCCCGAACCATTCGAGCCGCCTTTCAGGTATGAACAACTTGACCAGCTGGCCAAGAACCGCCTGAACCTGTGGCAGAAGCGTGGCCTTGTGCTGGGCGAGGGGAGTGTATTCGCCAGCTATGAGTGGGGAATGATGCGTAACGGCGAGAGCGGGGAGATGGACGTGTGGTCCGGCAACACTATCATACAGTCTAAAGATCTGACCCGCCATCTGCATAACGCAAAGGATTTCATCGAGTACCATGAGAAGTTCACCGCCAAGGAGCACGGTGGGCTGAACGTGGTGGAATGTCACGAGTGGGGCAATGCCAAGCACTATGACGGCGGAGACATACAGCCCCGCTCGCTCTGCTATGGTGTCCGTCTGACGTTTAACGATGGCACGCAACTCTTCTACAGGATAGAGTCAAAACTGATTGAGGAACTATAACGATTGAGACTATGGCAAAGGAAATTAAAATCAGTAAGGTTGAGTTACAATACTGGAGCCAGCCTAAGCGCAGACGTATTAAGGTGCATCTGAGTAATGGCCACACGGGCTATATCTCACGGTGTTGGGAGAGCTGGGAGATATACGGATGCACCCCAGATGATAAGAAGGTCATCATGCCTATTGCGGAACAGTACAACGGCTGGCTGCATGAGGGGCTGGAAGATGACGATGAAGAAAATAAACGACCAAAACATTACGACTATGATTGACGGACGACGCACTTGTGATGATTGTGGGCATTGCTGTACGGCATATCACAGGAAGTGGTGGGAAAGCGGTATGGCGTATTGTACAAAGGACAAAAACAAATGGTGGCTGACGGGCCGGCGTAACACGCCATGCCCTGACTTTGACAGAAGAAAATCAATTTAACTAAAACGAGATACGACTATGACTGAACTGGAAAAAAGATTTATGGAGCGGGTGCCTAACCTGCTGAACGAGATTGCAAATGCGGTGAAAAATATGGCTGCTAATGGCAGTGCTAATCAACAGCCCGCAGTTGTCCCTGCGCCGGGTATGCCTCTGCCTAACGGCGTGTATGTTGTGTATTCAGACGGCAGCTATAAGCCTTATGCTTCCGGTATGGATGTAACGGGCATCACCATGATTGGTATTGCCCATGACGGGCATTACTTTGGGGTGCCTCTGGACTGGAAATATGGTAATCAGCGTCTGCTGAAGAAGGATGGATACGAGAGGGATAGTCATTGTGTATGTGAGGCAGATATGTTGCTAAACTGGGACTTTGTGGGAGAAACGGAGTATCTGAGGGGCCTGGGTCTGGCATTCACCCTGAAGCCTGGGCATTACATCCCCACCGGTCCAGTATTCCTGGCTATGTATGCCAACCGCAATCAACTGAATGCAGCCATGGCTGCCGCCGGGGCTGAGAAAATAGACTTCGGTGAGTCCCGTTGGTTCGCTGAGAGGTACAACGTGGGCAACGCTTGGTATTTCTACGGCAACTACGGGTACCTCACCAACTTCACCGTCATCAATGGGCTTCAGGTCGGAGCGGTCACGCTTTGGGAACCTAAGATTTAAAGCGAAGCGTCTTAAATGTTCTGCGGGTATGCTGACAAGCTACCCGCAGACTGTTTTTTATCATCAAACGAGATACGACTATGGCAACATTTCATGAACGAATACAGATGTCCCCGACACCGTGTCAGATGCAGATTATCAACCGCCACCTGCCCGGCGTGGACCGCAATGACTGCGCCATCCGCTACGAAGGCGGCACTCACTACAATGACGGTCGCGACTACGACGGCTGGTTCTGCGTGGATATCTACCGCATTGGCCGCTATAAGTGGTCGGGCAAACAATTCAAGAAACAATCAGTATAAAACAGAAACGACTATGAAACATTACATCGTACAATTCTACGACCACAACGAGAGTGGGAACGTGGAGCACAATGAGGTTTATACGAAGGATACAGCGGCACGTCGCCGCTTCGATTATCTGCAAGAGCATCTAAACGGTTACAGTTGGGTGTATCTTTACGAGGGTATCATCATCGACGACCGTCTTCAACTTGGAGACTGCATCGAAGAGTGTAGATCAGGCGAAGGTGATGATGACTGGTATCATGGTGACGACAGTGATTTTTGATTAACCTATAAACAGAACAATTATGAAAGTAACCGATATCAAATGGGTAACGGACGGAGAGGTTGTTGACCTCCCGTGTGAAGTTGAAGTGAACGACAATATGTCTGACGACGAAATCGCAGACTACCTATCTGATACATACGGCTGGCTCGCGGAAGGGTTTACGGTTCCAATGACCGATGACGACATTGATCGGTTCGGTCTGTATGTGAACGAAGTAGAAGGAAGAGTAAGTTAGCAATAAATCAATACGACTATGGCAAAGATAACAACGGCATGGGTGTGGGTATATCCCAACGCCAGCCAGTATAAGTCGATGACGTTCGACGAAGTCAGGGAGTTCTGCAAGGCGCATGGCTACCAGATATCGAAGAACGGGCAGATATTCGACGTTGACGAGTACACGTTCAGCGCTGACTTACAGCCGCTGCGCCAGTATTGCTTCACCGTCGGCCACTATGAGTGCCCGCCGCACATCGGCCTGGTGCCCTGCGGTACCACGATTACAGACGGGCGATATGTATTTCCAAAAGAAAACGAATAAAACGATTACGACTATGAAGTACGAAGTAAGCATTACGAGAATCGGCTATGCACACAGATTCTTTGAGGTGGAAGCCGACAGCGAACTGGAAGCACAGGAGAAGGCAATAGACATGGCAGGCAACTATGATTTTTCAGAAGGCGATGCCGAGTATGAATGTGAAGGTGCTATGCCTATTGCATAAAGACAACAAATTAAAACGATTACGACTATGGCAAAGAGAATGTATGTGCTGACCGCTTATGATTAAGAGGACGGCAGCAATCACATTCTGGCAACTATGGACTTGGACGACAAGAGCCGTCCAACGAAAGACAAGGCTCGCGCCCTGCGGGAGTTCTTGAGTGAGTTCTATGAGGCATGGCTCGACGGCTGCGATGACGAGGAGAGACGTGCTGAGTACATGGAAGAGATTAAAGAGGCAGCCAGCCGACTTACAAGCGAGGACGACGCCGCCGACTGCTGTGGCGACTGCCTATCATGGGAAGAAATAACAAACATCTAAACAGAAAACGACTATGACTCGTTGCAAAGCAAAAGAAATAGTGGAGCACTTGATCTCTACTCATGTTGGCGATACTGCTAATATTCATATAGGATTGTCGCAAAGGACGTTATATCTGCCTTATACTGCTGTTTTCGACTGCGAAGATAAGGCTGTTATGTACGTCAAGGATGCAGACAGGGAACTATGGATAAACTATGACAAGATAGAATATATCGAGGGGTAAGAATGCTTAATAACATAAAATTATGGGACAGTATTATTATGGTGTTATCTTGAACAGGGAAACACGGAAGCCAATGGTTGCAGGAGACGGTTATAAACTTATAGAAAGCGGAGGTGCAACAATGATGCAGTTTGCCTACGAGCTGAGCAAGGCAGGGCGCTGCTACATGCAACGTGTAACATGGGCTGGAGACTACAGCGAGCGCAAGGACTACGAAGGCCGGACGCTATACGACTACTTGAGCGGTGACGATGACAATGCCGGAGCGGCTTCGACGCTTCCTGAGCCAATGGACAACCTGTTGCCTAAGCATCCGTCGCACGACTGCGAGGACGACGAACTCGAGAAGGCTATGGGAGAATTTCACAAGGAGAATGAGAGGGTGTGCGACCAGTATCTTATGTTGTCCGAGTGGCAGGTGCGCCCTGAGCTTCGCTACCTGTGCAACCACGACCGCCGCGAATACTACGACGTGCAGAAGTTCTGCGACTACCTGTGTGAGCAGTATAAGATAGACAAACGATATGACGGATACGAGAACCCGCTGGCTATCCTGACGAGCGACCCGACTTGCCGAATCAAGGGTGGCGGTGACTACTTCTACAGGGAGGGCTTCGAGTATTACGGCACATGGAGCGACTGCGTAATCAGTGCCGAGCCTGACGTGCCGGATGGCTACAAGGAGGTGAAGACGTTATTTGAGGGCCATACCCGCATTTGGGACCCTGACACTATCTGCCAGATGATAACCGGCGAGAAGTATGGCTACAGCCTGTCGTCGCCGTCGGCCTACGACTTCGGACGAACTATTTGCAACTATGACGAGCGTCACTGCCGGCTGGCTTGTGTGAGCCGAGAGACAATCCTTCATTTATATGCCGACTGGCAGAAGAAGGTGGACTGTGAGCGTGTCTATAAGGCTTACGACCTGCTTATGAGGGCTGTCAAGAAAGACCCTGTGCTGAAGCAGGAGCATAAGGGATTGAAACTGAACGTGCGCAAGTGGACCGGAAATAGCGGGGAGGAATACACGAAAACTTATGCTATTGTGGACGAGGTGGAAATGAGACTCTATGGCCCTTACGACAGTAAATGGAAATGTGGTTATAACCATCAGGCTTCGCTCTACGGAATCAAGTACGACTGCGACCTGAAGAGCCGCCGCTACTTCCGCAATCTGGCAAAAGAACGTCAGGCGGTTGGTAATTGACCTTGGAACAATGATGACGGGTATCTATGATGTGACTTTGACAGCTCGGGACGGCAGGGAGAAAGGTATGTTTGCCTACCTGCCTACGGAGGAGACTAAGCGTGTTCTATACGAGAGGGCTCGTAGGAACGGGCTTGGTATTGTGGTAAAAAATATAGACAGTAATATTTAATTTTCTAAATTTTATCGTTATGGTGGATTTTCTTATTAACATGGCCGTTATCGGCGCATTGGTGTTTGTGATGACAATTGTAATCTGTGTTTGTCGTAAGTGGCTGACAAGGTCGCAGATGTTGTCGGTGTATATTATTATCCCTGTCTTGGCGCTGGTGCTGTTATCTTCGTGTGACAGTGGCGGCGACCATACGGGAGAGAACTGGTTGATGTTGATTGGTTTATTACTTTGCTGGCTGAAAGGTTAGTGGCGAGCTGCTACCCTTTGAAGTGAAGAGTGAAAAGTGAAAAAATGAGAACGACTATGACGACATTAAAAAAGAAATCACAGAGAACGAAATTGTGAATTATGAATTGCAAATTGCGAATTATTTGCTAACTTTGCAGTAGCTACAACGAATAAAACATTTTTAAGACCCCGGGCTGATCGGTTAAACAGTTAAACATTATGAAGAACAATCAAGCATTTTGCGTGACTTACGGCGGACGTGTCAGCAATCGAGTTATTAACTACGTTCCTTACAAGGCAATAGTGCATACGGCTGACGAAGCTATTGCAATCATCAACACATGGAAGACTTACGGGGGCAATCGTGGTCACAACACAATGATTGTTGTGAACGACTTTGCAGAACGTAAGATTCGCGAATTGTTCCGTGACGGCTTCGGAACCTATCCCAGCGGTGAACCTCGTACCTATGTTGGGGTGCGTACTACTGGCTGTGGTGCATGGGACATTGCTTTCCATCCGGCACTGGCTGACAATATAGAAGAGCACCAGCGTATTTACGATGAAAAGCGTGAGGCTGCCAAGCAGGAGCGTATGCGACAGGCTGAAGAAGCCAGGCAGCGCCGTATGGCTGAACTCGTGGAGCAGAAGCGCGGATGGTATCATGTGGAGCTGGAGCTTTGCCTTTCGGTATTCAACAACCACGGCAATGACTACCGCACTGACCAGACCTTCTCGGGCAACGTGATAGCCAACAGCGGCATGGATGCCTATGATAAGGCCGTAAAGGAAATCAAGAACGAGGGCTTTGCCCACCGTGGTAATATGGCTATCCTGGAATCATGGGCAGAGCCTACCAGTCACGGCTACGAGTTCCTGTTCCTCGGCGTTAAGACCGATGAAGGCTACAGCGTAGAGAAGTGGAAAGAGTGGAAGGAGAAAGGTGAAATCTGAGATAATTCAAAATTCAAAATTCATAATTCACAATTATAGGAGAACAAGACTATGAATCATTACAGTTTTTCTTATATCAACCATCGTGGCGGTGGGGACGTGTTTGATGTTAAGGACATGTCCTCGGATCAAGAGGCAATAGCTTATGCGCGTCAGACGTTGGAATCTTCGATCTGGAACATTAAGCCGCAACCTCACTCCTCTGGTTTCCAAGACCCATATATAGCAATAGATAAATGGGAAAACGGCTATCCTGGCGTTGAACACATAGACGAAGAAGACCCAATTGCTACGGCCTATGTTGTTGCAGTTTATGATGACGGTGTGTGGAATGACAAAATACGTGAGGTAGAGTACGACTGCACAATAAAGGTGCAGGAGTTTGAGTAAAAAAGCCCCGTGAGCGGACGGGGCTATACCGCTTCTTGCGGTAATCTACGATAGTAGAAATTCGACAATCCATCGGATTGCGTTGCAAAAGTAACGCTTTCCGTTGGACCAATCAAACAAAATCAAAAGAAAATTCAAAAACATGTTTAACAACATATAAAACAAAAAAGCGTTATGAAGACTATCAATGAAATAATCGAGAAGTGGAACGCAATGTATGAACTCGTTATTGGCGGTTGCACATCAGTGGAAAACACAATCTGGCAGAAGATGCAGAAGGTGTTTATGATAGCTGACGGCAATATGGCGGAAGCATACGACCTGAGAAGAAAATATATTGAGGACTGCGACGGCCTGACTGAGGATGATGTATGCAAGGATAAGGATATTCCCATACACATGAAGTTCATCGGTGACTTATTATCACTTTCAAACAATAAAGACTATGCTTTCTATATCTACAACGGCGAAGTGGGCGTTCTGTGCGAGATTGACGACAAGACTATCAAGGCGAAGGGCTACGAGTCGTTCAACGACATTGCCTTTATTCCTGGTTATGACATAGAGGAAGTATTAGCCGGTCATCTTGATACGAAGCCGCACCTGACAAACGATGATGTATATAGCGGCTATACGGGCTGTTGTGATATCGACGTACAGGAGTGTCGCTGCATAGAGAACGAGCAGCACATGGAGCTTAATTGGTGGACTGACGCATGGGCAAAGAGCGACGAGTTTGTGCGCGAGCTGCTGGTAACTACTACGCAGTATTACGAATGGACGAGTGAACGCAGACGCACGATAGATGCTATATGTCAGAAATGGGAGAGGTATGATGAAGAGTTAGGCTGGTACAACGGAGTTCCCGACGAAGATCTGGAGCAAGACGACATCAAGAAGCGTGACGGGTTGATAGAATCCCTGAAGAGAAGTATCAAGAGGCTCAAGGAAGATTGGGAGAAAACTTGCAGCAACTATGAGGATCCGTTCGGATTGCGCGACTGCGAGCACAACACCATCGACTTTGAGAATGTGTACGAGGAAGCTACCTCGTGTGGTCGCTACCAAGAACTGAGTTACATCGTTACGAATGCTGCGTGGGAGGCAATAGAGAGTGAAGAATCGTAAATCGTACATCGTAAATTGTAAATTGTAAATGGAAAAGGCCTACAAACTCTCCATGCTCACCGAGCTGTGCGCCGGCACGGTAGAGCATACCATACAGGCAGAGACAGACAAGGATGCCATCCGTAAGGCAGAGACTGAATCAGATACCGTACCGCGTCTGATCTGCATGGATTTGTATAGAGAGGACGGCACATTGGTTAGACATTGGTAAAAAACAATCAGTAATTACAGAAAGGGCGAGAATATGTATTACATTGGAATTAAACAAAGCGGATTTAACGCACTTAATATTCTGTCAGAAAATAGCGCACACTGGCTGACTTACTTTAATCCTGACAGTAAGTTGAAGATCCAGACGGCTAACCACTGGAATAGTGCAGGTGTTAAAGAGTTCGCGGATGCTCAACAGGCGATAGACCTTATGTGTGAAGTTCGGAACCACGGCATCAAAGGATGCTTCGTCGCACTGATCGAGAGAGACGGAACAACAATTATAGCGGAGTAAACAATGGAGGACAAGACTATGAAGACAAATAAGATCGAAAACAAGAAAACCAACGAGCAACTGCACGAGGAGCTGGAGCAGGCGCTCAACCTGGTAAGCGAGAAACTAAACCAACTGATCAGGAACGGTTCATACACGCTGGAACGCATAAACCGCGACTACAAGACACACCGCTTTGACTGGGCGTTTTTGTCGGTCGGCAAGCATAGACTGATGGTGCAGGCTGGCTCAAAATCCGACCCGAACAAGGGCACAGAGCTGAACCTGACACTGCCGGAGAATCCCATAACGCAGGATATTATTGATGCTTGGGACTGTCAGACAATAGACAAAGATATTGCCTACCACCAGCGCGAACTGGAAGGTCTGCTGAAAGCCAAGCAGGAATTGGAGAATAAGTAATTATAGTTATTATAAGTAATCACAAAAATTATAGAAAGGGCGAGAATATGAACGTAAAGCAGTCGTACTTTGACTTCCTTACAAAGCAGGGGGCAAAGGAGAAGATACAGGCCATTATCCGCAAGGATATTGATGAGTGGAAGCGGCAGCAAGCCTATGAGTTTAAGCCTGGCACTGACCCCTACACGGGAGACTACTCTGGCGAGGTGTGGCAGATACCAGGTAAGACCATCGGTGACATCTGCAAGACCGACATGGAGGTGCTGGAGGCTTATTCCGGTCGCAGCGAGGCTACGTTTATGAGCAAGTGCGGACTGTCATACAACCGCGTGGCCGATGAGATAACGTGGAATATCAATGACTGTATGGGAGAACTTCGTGGGAAGTGGGCTATGCAGAACCTGGACGAGCTGCTGGCATGGAAAGGCATGGAGCGTGATACTGAATGGGAAGAGGACGACATCTACGAGGTGATCAGTGAGCAAATCCTTGTGGACGAACACCTGAACTATGAGTGGATGAAAGAGACGTTCCCTGAGTATATCGAGTTGAGCGACGCCATGCCTGGCCGCTACGAGGAACTGATATTTGATGTTGACGACTAAACCAATAACGAACTATGGCAGGGAATTTTCAAATAGTACAGATTGCCGAGAAGAAGATTATCCGACTCGGCTCGTATTTTTATAAGTTGAAGGGCTACCTCGTTAAGGAGGCAGACGAAGATGAGAAGAAGAAATATTATTGTGGTAAGTACATGACTTATCCGATAGTTGGCGATGATTTCAGTGTCAGAGACGATGACGATATCATTGACGGTATCGAGAATTTGATTATGGGATGCGAGGGTGATACATTACCACTTGATGCCATTGCTGATGCAGCTAAAGTCAATGCGAGAGAAAAAAATTGTGAATATAGTGCTGTGCTGGTTGACCTGGAGCGACAGGGTATCACGCTTTCAAATCGTGTGGGTTATGATTCCGAAGAGGAGTTGCCAGACGAGGTGGTTGTGTGTCTCGACCCTGGCGTACTCGGAAAGGATTGTTTCCGTCTTGATCCACAGCGAGGGTGCTATTACATTCCTCAAAGATTCTGCTATATGAAGGACGGCGAGTTGTATATGGACTATCGCGACGACAGGATGAATAAGAACCCAGGTGAGTACGACAAGATTTACAATCAGTTGGCAGATGAATTGTGTAGTCTTTCGTGGTTCTTCAAGAAGCCGAACTTGCATATCAAGGTGAGGATTTATACGCCATACAGATATGCTTTCGGCAATGGCACTAACGAGTTGACAGACATCACGGACGAATGGCCTGAGTGCATCAAGCATCTGGAAAATCAGGTCAACGAAAAGTTTAGAAAGATGCGCGAAGAATACCCCGACGATTATTATAGAGGAAAGCGCAAGGATGTAGTAAAGGATAACAAATAAAATACTAACGACTATGACAACAGATTTTACACCAGAGGCGCCGCACAATGACTACGAGTGTACGCTGCACGTGCGAGGAACGAAGGCGTGGTTCCAGACCATTCGTGATTTGCTTAACACTACCGAACCGGAAGACAAGGACCAGGCACAGGCTAAGGACTTTCTTTGTGACGAGGTAGAGGACGTCATCAACTGGATTAAACAGCACGAGGAGTATTATAAATAAACTTTTAGAAAACAGGGACATGAGAAAAATTTTGACAATGGCGCTTTTACTGATTGGATTGTCGGTAAGCGCACAGGGATTGTGGAGTGTCGGAACAAACAAGGCTGACGAACTGACAGGTACTAAGGCTGGGAGCTATTACCGCTACACGGTAGAGGGTATGGGCTCTATAATTATCTGGGACTGGAGCGATTGGGTTTTCCGGCTGGTGTCGTACAACGGAGGTTTTAATACCTGGGAATATAAGGGCAGTTTCAGAACGGTGTATTATACGACGATGCTGATTGGCATCTATGATTCGACAGGGGCTCTGGTAGAGAAGTTCAAGGATGATATTGAGGTAGACTACAATCAATATGGCAAGTATGCTACAATAAACAGGGATTGGGCTTATTCTCCTGGGAAAAGGAGGAAACTGAAGAAAGCTATCCGTGCTATGAAAAACGAGGGTGGTTTTGTTCGCATTGTTTGCGAGCGTAGGGGAAAGCCTGATTTTGACATGACAATAACTCCTTTTGACTCACAGAAGGCGTTTATTGACGATAACAAGTATTAGGTTATATAATATATAATGTGTAGCGCCTGCGGTGGGGTTGGTCCTGCTGTGGGCGCATTTTTTTTGTTTTTGGTCAGCTCACTTCTTTTTGTTGTATTTTGTTGTCGGGCTTTCGGCAACGAGGGAGATTGTGTTTTGGTTAACGTGGTGGATGTCGCAACTGAGGTGATGTGACATATCTTCGTAAAAAAGGCGTAGGTCGTCGTATTTTTTTGTCAGGTCGGCAATATCGGATGACAGTTGGGCTATCTGCTGTTTGAGTTGTTCGATATCGTTGGCGGCGTTGCGCTTGTTGGGCTTGATAGATGTTTGTGTTGTTTCCGTGTTAGGGTCAATTAGTATCGTAAAGGGGTCTATGTCGAAGGTTTCGCATACGACAAGGAAGCGCTCAACCGGCAAGCGTGTAACGGCAAGTAAAGATCTGCGCAGGTTAGTTGGTGTGACATTGGCTGCCAGTGATGCACGTTGCCATGTTGCTTCGTGAGATACGGCAAAATACCGCTGTAGTGCTGCTTCGTCGTAGTAGCACGGCAAATACGGCTCTGCAATATAATCTTCGCGACGGCCTATAATGTCTGTATTTTCGGTAGAGAAAAACTTGCGCACAGGAATGTGAAGGCCATTGGCAATACTTAGCAGAAAATCTATTGTAATTTTGTCGGGCTTACCCATGCAATAATACCACGTAGATGTTGGGATACCAGTTGCTGTTCTAAGTTCGGAAGAAGGGAGGAATAAGACTTGACTCAGTGTGCTGAGCAATTTTGTGTTTAGGTGAATTTTCATAGCTATAATCTTTAAGGGTTTATAAATATTGGAAAATAATTCTAAAAATAATTTGGTCGGTTACAAAAATTATTGTACTTTTGCTGTAAAGTTACAACAATTTCTCCAAAAATAGAGAGTAGTTTTCCAAAATTCATACAAGTATGAAGAATTATTTTAGAAACCTGTTGGCGGCTGTTTTGGGCCAAAATCCTTGCCAAAAGGAGTTGGAAATGGTTGCGTCGGCGTTATCGAAGGCGCGTAAAGAGTTGGATGGCTTGAAAAACATGTATGCAATTGAGTTGCAGGCAAGGCAGAAGGCTGAGCGCCGTTTGGTCGCTATTGAGAAATCTGAATTTGAGAAGAAAAACAAAAGTAAGAAGAATGGATCTGGGAAGCGCAATTAGGATACTGCGACAGAAGCAGAACATGACGCAGGCTCAGCTTGCCGAGAGGGTAGGCATCAGTATAAATGCTGTGAGCAGTATGGAGACGGGAAAGAGTTTCCCGCCGAAGGCTACCGTGGAAAGACTGTGCGGTGCGTTTGACATTCCGGTATCGTATTTCCTGATTTCGACTATCGAGGAAAAGGATATTCCGGAGGAGAAGCGTGTGTTGTATCGTGCGTTGCTGGAGCCGTTCCGGAACGAATTGTTGGACAAACAGCAGTAATCTGTGGTTGCTATGAGAAGGTATTTTGGGAACCTGTTGCGTGCGTTGCTGAACAGAAATCCATACGAGGCGGAGTTGTCTGAGGCTCAGAGCGAATGTAGGAAGTCGGCCAAGAGGGCCGCTGACTATCTGAACCTGACCGAGAACTTGCGCAAGCGTCTGACTGAGCGTGAAATGGAGATGAGCATGACGGCAAAGTTGTATCGGCAACGGCTGAAGGAGTGTGATGCAAAGATTGCCGAACTGCGCGAGGATTTGCAGAGCACGCTGGAGCGGCTGCAGGAGGCTAAGAGAGAGATTGCTGCAAGTCTTGTGCAGTAACTGAAAAGATTAACGGGCGAGGGTTTACGGCAAATAAGGTGACTGAAATAGATATACATAAACTGAACTCCATATCTCTGGTTGAGGTTATGCGTGCAAACGGGCATGAGCCTGTTCGTGTGCCCAAGGACGGAGGCGTTGTTGCTTTCCTATGTCCGTTTCATGACGACCATAACCCGAGCTTTACGGTTGAGCAGAAGGCTACTGACGGCCATAATGCGCCGGGGTGGGGTTGTTTCGGCTGTGGCCGTCGTGGCTTCGGTGCTATTGCTTTGCAGGCGGCGCTATTGGGTTATGACCATACTGCGCTGAAGGGAAAGGAGCAGATGGTGGCTATGCAGCGTCTGATTGATGATCATGATGTCGAGGTGGACGGGATGGCTGCCACAACGCCCGAGGAGCGTACGGAGGCTATTGCTCCGCAGGATTGCGAGTTTGAGCCGGCGGAATGGACGGCAGAGCATTTGAAGGCCCTGGGCTTCAGGGTGAGTGAACCTGTGGACGGTGTTTTCCGTTGTTCGTTGGACCGTGAGTTTTGGCGGAGCAGGGGAGAACAGAAGACGGCGCAGGAATGGGGCGAAGTGCTGGAGAGGGAGTTCCATGTATTTCCGTGTGCATCATTTATTACTGATCCGGTTGATGCGAAGCAGGGGGGCAAGTGTTCGCTGAAGATCCCGGCACGTCCTTTCTATCCTGTATTTGCTTTTAACTACGAGTGGGGCATCAAGAAATATGAACCGAAAGCTCACGGAGAGCACAAATGGTACTGGGGGAGAAAGAAAGGTAATATTGCTACAAAGATATACGGCGACAGTGTTGCTGTCGCGGCGCTTGGCCAGATGACTGCGGAGCCGGGGGAGCATACCCCCGGGGCTCCGTGGTTTTCAGATAGCATGAAGGACCGCAGGCATCCTGTTGTTAATGCCGACGACGCGAAGAAGGCTAAGATGAAGCGTCTGGTTTTGTGTGCCGGTCCGCGTGATGCTATGCAGATGTGGGCTGCGACGGATGCTCATGTGGCATGGCTGCATAACGAGCGTGCAGGCATTCGTGACGGGGTGGTGGAGGAATGGCTGTGTGCATTGCTGTACCGTATGACGCAGGTTGCCGTGGATGTGTATGTGTGTTACGACAATGACCAGACAGGCGTGACTTGCAGTTCGAGCATTGCATTGGAGAATCCTGCAATACATTGGGTTCGGTTGCCGAAGGAGATGAAGCCGTTGAAGGATGTTACGGATTTCGTAACTAACTTTAACAGGATACAGCGACTGTACTCGCCTGACTTGCGCAAGGCTAACCCGAACGATGCATTGATGCGTATGCTGAAGAATGCGCTTACGATGCAGTTTTGGTTGGATAAGCCGACTACCAAGAAATCCAGGGACGGTAATGACAAGGAGATGAACGTGCGCTATGTGCTGAGCGTAGCGAATTTGTTGCAGTTCCTGGATGCGAAGGGTATCAGGAGCATGGTGGACGAGCGTGGGAACAGGGCTTTCTATCAGTTGTCGTATAATAATACTTATCGTTACCTGGACACTTCGCGCACTGGAAATCAGCTGGAGTCTGTATGCAGGACGGCAATGCTGGACTGGATAGATGCGCATATCAGTGACGATGATGCTCCGTTCAAGGCTAATCTCGTGAATACAATTTACACGGGAAAGGGTCTGGACCAGCGTACAATGAGCACTATGCCGTCGTCGCCTATTGACGAGCATTCGTGGGGCGAGGATTTTGACCACTTCTTCTTCCAGAACGGGGCGGTCAAGGTGACGAAAGACAAAATACAGGTGCTTTCGTATACGTCGCTGCCGTATGTTACTAACGAGGAGTGCATATTGCCAGGCGAGTTCCATACTGTCAGTCAGCCGTGGCATATTATCATCAACCCCAAGTATGAGGAGGAGAAGAAGAAGCATCTGGAGATTAGCAAGAAATGCAAAACTCCGGATATGAGGGCTGCTGAGAATACGCGCTGGATACAATGGGAGCAGTTATGGAAGTATAAACTGGTTATGGACAGGCCGCTGGAGAAGATGCCGATGCACTTCCGTTTCCTGTACAACATAGGTCGCATATTCTGGGAGAAGGAGAGTTATGGCGAGACTTTGACGGCGACGGAGAAGCAGATGCAGGATATGCACTTTATTAACAAGGTGCATGCTATTGGCTATGCGATAACGCGCCATCGTAGCAGGGCGAGGCAGCAGATTGTCCACATGACGGATTATGCTGTCAGCGACGAGCAGCGTGCAAGCGGACGTAACGGTAAGAGTGCTGTGATTGATATGCTGGCGTCTGTACGTCCTGCATCGGCTAATGTGGCGGGCAAGAGTATCAACGGCAACAATCTGACGCTGTCCATCTTGCTTGGAGACGTGGTTGCCGGTGTGCATAGTTTGGTTGGCGTTGACGAGCTACCGGACGGCTTCAAGGCCGAGGAGCTGTACAATGCTCCAACGTCGCTTGTGTGCAAGACGTTGTACAAGCAGCCTGTTACGTTGAGGGGCGAGGATGTGCCGAAGCTGTTTATATCAAGCAATAAGCCTTTTGACCGCTCGAGCGGTTCGACAAAGGGCAGGATTTATCCTTGCTTTACGTCGGACTACTATCATGCTGCGTCGGACGATGGTCGTTGGCTGGGTTTTGCTCCAGAGGACGAGTTCAAGGAACAGTATGGTGTATCGGAGGTGGCTAACGGATTGCCTGGCGATTTGCTCAACGAGCTGCGTAACTTGCTGTTGGCTTGTGCTCAGTTCTTCTTCCAGCAGCCGTCGGACACAATACTGCCTCCTGCCGAGTTCCGTTCGCTGCGTCGCGAGTTGTATGCAATGACAAGGGACAGCAATCTTACGGACTGGCTGCTTGCTTATTTCGAGGATGTGCCGGACAATCCTCATATCGGGCAGCCGATACCTCCGCAGGAAATGGCAATATCGTTGCTGGACAAAGAGGGCGAGGCGGTTACTAACGAGGCAATAGAGAAAGCCAAGAGGCGTATTACGAAATATCTGAAGCCGTGCCTGAACAGGATGGGTATCGTGATGGATCCGCCTGTTGTTCTGGACAGCGCCTCGTACCGTAGGCATGGCGGACGCTACATGCGTGCCTGGGTAACTCAGCTGGACGGTGATGGCAGGCCTATAGAGCAAACAGCAAAGAACAAGTACCGCCGTGACATACCTACGGGAATGCGTGTGCCGCGTGAGCTGTCGTCGCAGCATACGTTTGTGCATTATTTCTATCGTAACCGACCGGGGTTTGTTCCGTCTCATCCCTTTACCAAGGGGAAGGAATACGAGCCGGATTATGTGCAGGCTGCCAGTGAGGTGGATATGGAGGCTGAGGAGAATTGAGAATTGATAATTTATAATTGCAATGGAAGAACAGAAAAAGAACAAGGATGTAAGTGTAGGCCAGTTTGTGGCTTATGCGGAGTCCTTAAGACGCAGGCGCAATGTTAAGCGTAGTGCGTTTGAGAAGAAGGTGCTGCGTATACACGAGCTGATGGGCGGAATGAATTTCTCTGCCCAGGCCCTCTCCATGACATTGCAGCAAATGTGGCAGTTCGAGAAGATGGTGTGTGAGGGTTTTCTGGCTAATCATCGTATCAATTATGCGGCAATGACTGCAGTGTACGAAATGGCGGATTATCTGGAGAGCAAGGGCTTGCTGAAACGTGAAGTAAAGTTGGAGAACTCGAAAATCAAGGCAATCTTCAATAGTTATAAGCGTACGCATAAGATGGGGATAAAGTCGGAGTCGTGGATAGCGTTTCAGGACAGTATGTGTATTGCAACGGATGTTCTGCATGACAGCGAAATGGCTTTGCGTGACGGCATCCGTGATTATTTGACTCTGCACTGCGAGGAGATAGGCTACACCTGCAAGGATGTAAACATTGTCGTACATGCCGTATTCTGTATGGCGCTGTTGGACGTTGCTAAGGAATGGTACGGGGATTACATGGAACAGGCGCAGGAGGAAACGGGGATAGACTTTACGGATTATTTCCAGTATGCCAACTTGCAGACGGCCATCCCTCATTTAGAGAAGATGTGCAATCGCCTGGGCGTCGGCACATTTGAGTTGCCGATAACGGATATTCCGGAATGGGGGCAGTATATGGGCAAAATGTGTGACAACCATCTGCTGGATGACGCCTGTCTGCAAGCATTTGAGTTCAACCCGGTAGTAAAGGCCAATTACGAGGCTATCATAGCAGAGGAAAACGAGGAAAAGAATACAGCAGATTGATATGTCTAAGCCACAGTGTGATTTTGTCATCCGCAAGTCCAGCATTACTGGCAGGGCTGTATGGATTGGGAAGTTTCTGACAAAAGGTGCAGTGCGTGCAGCTTACCATCGTGCCTGCGTCAAGGAGCGTGAACGCATCAAAAACTGGGGTGACAAGATTGAGCGCAGGCGTCGTAACATTATGCATCTGCTGAATGATTGTCTGGATCGTGTGGGCTTCACTCAGCAACTGACGCGGGAGCAGCGTGCAGCCGCACGGCAATTGCAGAAAATGGCTAACGAGAATATCGTGTGCGACACTCAGTTTTACGACCATATTGTAGAAGACAGCCGTCGTCGCGAGGAAATTCATAGGTTTCGTAAGAAGGAACGCGAAAACGCAAATAATGGTAGTTATGTTTAATAGAGCAGAAAATAAGACAGAAATGGAAACAGGAAAGAAGAAGGTTTATATCAGTGGCAAGATTGCGCACATGGACTTGGACGAACGTCGCGAGGCGTTTAATATGGCGGCCAAATACTGGAGCCTGCACGGTTATGATGTGTTTAATCCGTTTGAGAACGGGCTGTCGCAGAAAGCGGACTGGCACGAACACATGCGCATTGACATCCATGCTCTGACTGAATGCGACATTATCTATATGCTGCGTGATTGGGAGCAGTCCAAAGGTGCGAAGCTGGAACTGGACGTTGCCAGCAGCTGTGGTTTGACGGTTTGGTTTGAAACGAATAACAGAGAATGATACAAAAGGCGCAACTAAAAGCTCTCCCCGGTTCGTGGAGTGACTTGACATGGCAGCAGCTGTGCGATTGCTGGCATGCAAAGATGCTCTATGGTGGGCAGTCGGATGCTGCCCGTGTGGCTGCGTTGTTGTCTCTGTGCGGTTTGACGGTATTGCGAGACAGGACTGTTTTGGATTCCCGCACAGGTGAAACGATGTACATGCTGAAGGACGAGAGCGAACAGTTGTGGACTGCTGCTCCCAGAGAGTTGTCTTATATGGCAAGTCAGGCATTGCCTTGGTTTGATTTCCCGTATGGAGATCCGGGTGAGCCCGAGCAGAAGGATGAAAAGGGCAAGGTCGTCAAGGAGCGTCGTGAGCCGCACGTGGGTTATGTAGGCCCTATGCGCGATGCGCTGGAGTTGCCAATGGAAACGATAAAGGTGGGCCGTACAATGTTTGCCCTACCCCAGGCTGCACTGAGCAACCTGACGTGGCAGCAATATCGTTCTATGCAGGAGATTGCACCACAGCTCTTTGCTGAGGAGAACGACGAAGCTACTGTATTGCAGTTGCAGGCTCAGTTCATGGCTTACGCAATGATACCGCGCAGCATGGCTATATTGGACAGCAGCGGGAAATCTGCTAAGCTGCGTCTGCATCATGTATATGAATACGATGCAGAGCGTGCTGACGAGTTGACGCGGTTTTGGGAAGGCAGGCTGTCCAAGAAGAACAGTCGCGACAGGATACTGTTCTATATCGTATTCCAGTGCTACCAGACGGCTGTGGGGTATTATTCGCAGGCTTATCCCTTGCTTTTCAGCAGCGGGGGCAAGCAGGATGCTATGCGTGACGCGCTGCAGGGCGAGGTGGGTACTATCAACACCATCATGAAGTATGCGGGCTATGCTGAGCAGCAGCAGGTCTATGACAGCAACATTCCGTTTGTCCTGGATATACTGAATACGATGACAAAGGAGGCTAAAGAGATTGAGAGAATGAATAGCAAAATAAAAAAGAAGTAACATTATGAAAGTACACATTGACAAAGACAGTTTGAAGCACTTTGGTATCAACACGGCTTGCCTTCTCATAGGTGGCTTGTTAGGTTTATTCATCGGTTGGCTTTCGGGCAATGCCTTTATCGGGCTAATCATTGGCGGTGCATTTGGCTTGGGCGGTGCAATAGGCGCAAGTATTACACGCGAATACGATGGCAAGCAGTTTCACGGACATTGGTGTTGGTTCGATATCTTATTTGATGTCCTTGGGCAACTGTTGGGTATTGGCATTATTGCTCTTGTGGCTTGGCTGATACTGAAGTAGAAAAGAAACAAAAACTATTAAAAGAATACGATTATGGCTAATAATTTTGGAATCAGAATTGACGGACTGAAGTTTGCAGGGGCTTTTATGCGTAATCTGACAGGTAAGACGCAGACAAAGCGATGCTTGATTATTCCGATAGACGAGAACCCCAGCATTTATCTTGGTGAGAAGGGCTGCTTCCTGAACTTTACTGCAGTGGAGGTCAAGAACCCGCAATATGGGGACACACATCTGATAAAGGCAGACATACCAAAGGAGGTTTACGAGAATATGACAGACGAGGAGCGCAATGCTCAGCCTATCTTCGGCAACGTGCGCCCTATCAAGCCCCGCGAGATGCTGGTGACTGGTTCGGTGTCGATGGATGACGACCAGCAGGACGACCTGCCATTCTAAAACAAATAACTGAATGTTCAAATGAGTACAAGTGATAATACCAAAAACGGTTTGTATAAGAAGCGTGACGAACTGAAAGAGAAAATCAGGGCGACACAGGAAAAAATATTTGCCACCAGGCAACGTATGGAGGATGGTAAGGAAACGCTGATAGCTCTGGCCAAGGAACGTACACAAAAGCAGACGAGGCTGGAGTATCTGGCGCAGAAATGTGCCGTGCGTGAAATGTATTCTGTCCTCTCGCTGTCGGATGATGAACGCCAGCGCAATCTGAAGTTCTTCGGGATTCGCCCGAAGAAGATGGATGTAGTGCATTTTCATATAGCTAAGTCTTCGACCGGCGAGGAAGTTGACGGTGTGGCTTTGGTGCGCGACGAAAACCATTATTATCTGGCTGTTGACCTGTATAACAATTCGGATGACAAGAATAATGTAACAACCGTTATGGACGAGAACCCTGACGGCACCTTCGAGGGCATTTGGCCCAAGACTGTCGTGCTAAAGGATCCATCCAAATTCGAGGAGCGATATATGCGTGAGATTGCTGACAAGTATACAGACGACATGGTTGTTGCCGAGAAATTCATTCAGAAGACAGAGACCGATGAGAAGGCGGAGATAGAATGCTTGAAAAGCAATATAGAGGAAATTAACCAACAGATATCTGTCTATCAGAAGGACAATGATATGTTGAACGAGGTCAGCGCGGAGCTCTCTCAATTCAACGAACAGCTCGATAAGGTAGAAAAGGAACTGAACAGTAACGAGCTGGGTACAGGGCAATGTGACCCGGAGTCGGACTATGAGCCGATGGAGGGATTAGACTTGGATACAGATATCGAAAAGATGTGTCCACACCTACCCTATCTGCGTGGCAAGCGACAAATGACTACTATGAACTGGCCTGCAATTGATACTGAGTTAAAACCGTGGTTGCGTTTTCGCCAAATGGCAAACATAGCACGCATAGTAGACAAGATAAAAGATTGCCACGCTCTGACATACGTTCTTTCGGAAGAATATTTCGAGGAGCTTTCCCGTCGTGGCCGTCAGTATTACAAGGGTATGATACCCGAGGACGTTGTTTCCGAGAAAGAAGTTACCTGTGGCGTTCTGGTTTATCCCTTTCAGGGATTTCACGACACCATTATATACAACATCGGTCGTCGCAATCTGCTAAGCATGCAGCTGATATACATTCGCGAGAACAGGCTTATGTTTTACGAGAGTTATTCGGAACAGGAGATAATAGGGCATCCCAGGACAGATACGTATATGTGTACATCCCTGCGAGAGGCGGGGACAGAACCAAATCGCCTGTTTGTGTGGATTAGGAATCTTGTGGTTTCGTTCCTGGCCATGGAGAATGATATGGAGCGTACCGTCAACCGCCTAATGGAGGAGGGTGAAGGTTCGGCGAAGGAAAAGAGAATAGAGTTTGACGACATAGTGGACACTACTGACGACATGGATGTAGTGATACGCGACGCAAACTGGTACACCGATATTACCGCAAATCGTCAGATACCTGTCAGGGGTTACATTAGCCATCGTCTGTGCGGCTCGGGCAAGGACAAGTATATCCGTGAGGTGTGGGTGCGCCCTCATGTCAAGCAGGGCTATCACCGTGCAGCAGGAGTGAAGAAATAACTAAATTAAGATATTCAGACTATGAGAACAATTAAATTCAGGGGCTTTAACAAGAAGAACAAACAGTGGTTATACGGTTTTTACTTGCAGAACCGTGGCGCACATTTCGTAGGCCCCGACGAGTTTGCGCATGGCAAGACGTGGGATGATTACGAGGTTGAACCTAATACTGTTGGTCAGTTTACCGGCCTGACGGATATGTATGACAACGAAATTTACGAGGGGGATGTCGTTTGTTTGGATGGCCAAGCAGAATGCTGTGTTGTTGTATTCTACGAAGGTGCATTCAATGTTGCTACCCGTAAGGAGTACGATTACCTGCGGCAGGGAGCTCACCCTTACCTGAATGATTATGCCCACATGACCCGTTTGGACGAATGGTCATGCACAGGGTGTCTTCGCACCATTGGTAATATTCATGATAACCAGGACGTGTTAGCCTGAGAATCCAAAAATTAAAAACCAAGCTACAACATAAGACTATGACAAGAAGTGAATTTGACCAGCAGGTCAGAGAATTGTTTTCGCCATATTTCGACGCGCTCCACAGACTGAACATTCTCAGCTTCTAACCTCCACAAAACGCACCGCGACAGCGGGATAAATTACACGAATTTAACGAATTGAAATGAATATGGTAAAAGACGAAATGATTGCAAAGCAGATTGCTGAGATTAACCAGCACATCCGCGACGGTGTGAACAAATGGGCTGACATTATGCTTGAATCAGAAGTAGACCAATGGGCTTACAATCTGAACTACTTTCCGCGTGATTTAATGAACGCTGTTTATATTTTCCAGCATGTAGCCTCCAACATTGGAATCAAGGCAGGACGTATCGACGAGAAGAAAGCCGAGGAATACGGCAAGCGGTTACGTCAGTTGGTTATCGACATGACAGGCTATGATCCTGCCGACATTGTAAGCCAAATGAAACCAAAGGAGGAATGACGTATGGAACACGTAAATCACCCGAAACATTATAACAGTCATCCCAACGGGATTGAGTGCATCGACATTATCCGTCACTACGTTTGCGACATTGCCAATGCCATCAAGTATCTGTGGCGTGCGGGGTTGAAACCAGAGATGGGTATGGAGGATGCCGAGAAAGAGATTGAGGACCTGAAGAAGGCGCTGTGGTATATTCATGACTACAGAATTAACCGCCCTGAAAGCGAGATTTATATAGTTCAGTATGGCGGTGAGTTTTTCAATGATGTTACGGGCTACGAAGTTGATAACGTAATAGCTCCATACTGTGAACATATAGCATGGGCAATTAACTGCTTATTTTACCTTGGAATTATCAGTAATGGCAGGGTTTTCAATATTGCCGATACTGAATACTATATTAACCTTGCTAAAGAACATATCCTTGCCCGCATCGCAGACCTCGAACACTAACCCTATATTGAAAGCAAAGTTAGAAAAGTATAATCATTAAATAGTAAATCATTAAATAGTAAATTTAGAAGATGATTACATTAAACTTAGATTGGCGAGAGGTGCTGTGGTGGATGCGGGGCGGTATGGCTGGCAGCCACCTGCGCTGGAGCGTGTATGAGGATATGGTCAATATGGTTTGGCCGCTATGCTCGGAGCAGGAGCGCAGAAACCTGTGGCTCATCATGCGCCGCGACCTGGGTTCGTATTGGCGACCCGACGGGTGGAGCGGATTCGACCTTGCAAATGCGCACGGCGAGGGTGAGTGGAAGCCGGAAAACGGGATATTCGACATGACCCCGTGGATGTACTTCCGTCAGGTGCTGGCACGCTTCGACCCCGAGAACCAGTATGCCGTGACGATGCACGTAAGGACTTCCCGCGAGTGGGACGAGATGCAGTGCATTACCCCCGAGTGCAGCATCATCAAGAAATACCTGCCCGACGAGAAGTTCGTGAAGGCGGGCTGCTCGTGGGAATGCACGACGTCTTACATCGTGGTCCGCGCCTACAAGTGGAAAGACCTCGAAGACCGCGACGCCTACTTCATCGACTGGAGCCGCCGCTGCGACCCCGATTGCATCACGAAGGTGGATCCAATCAGCATCCCAGACGACAGGACGATGTAAAAAACTAATTAAAAGATTAAACAAAGGCGATATGAACGAAGAAGAATTGAGAAAGCTGATACAGTCGGGTTTTGAGAAACTGAGACCTCACATCGAGGGAATGACCGCTGCAATGATGGAATGCTATCAGCAGGGCTTCAAGGACTGCTGGAAGGTTTTGACAGGAAAGGATTTTTAAATAACAACCCAATTAAAACATAGGCGATTTGAGAACGATTAAATTCAGAGGCAAGACTTTCGGCGGCAAGTGGGTCGAAGGTTATTATGTAGTCGAAAAGAGCACGGGTAAGCACAAGATTACCGACGGGCTACTCGACATCGACGAAGTGAAAGCCGAGACCATCGGCATGGGTACTGGCGTGCTCGACCAGGAGGGCACGGAAATCTTCGAGGGCGACGTGGTGCAGAACGGCGAGGGTGGTTACTTCTACGTCGTGTATTGGTGGGACGAGGACGCGGCTTTCCGTGGTAAGCAAGTCGGCTCGTCATCGACCATCGGGCTGAACTATTGGCGCAAGGAACTGCGCATTGTCGGCAATATCTATGACAACCCCGAACTGATGCAATACAAGCCCGCACCGCCAAAGCGACGCGACCGCCACACGCTGCTGCCTGGGGAGTTCCGCATCAAGGGAACGTGCAGCAACGGCTGTATGTGTCAGCCCGACGTAATCTACGTGGCTCGATGGCTGACAAAGGCCGACGGACGGGGCAAGAACGGACGGCTTCGCATTTGGGCACACGGCTCATGGGTCGAGGACGGCAAGCGTTACGGCTCGTACTGCGATTGGGAGAAGAGCATCCTTCAGATCTACGAGGTGCTGCCCGACCAGATGAGTCATGAGGCATACGAGAAATGGAAGCGTGAATATTTGGTATATCCAAAAGAAAATAATAATTAAAAACATTTACGATTATGGAAAACGAAGTAGCAAGATGTATTGCAGAGGGCATGGCCGAAATGGCGCTGAATGCCATTGAGAAGAAATTGAAGCTGACGGGCGAAGATTTTTCAGAAGTTGAGGAACGGGCGGGACTCGGCAAGCCGATAGTGATAGGCTGCGACGCAGTGGAAGCGGCAAAGAACTTCGACAAGCTGACCGAGATACGCAAGGAGAAGTTCGGGATAGAGTAACGAACACGGATTACACGGATTATGAAACAACCGACATTTTTAGACGAGTGCTTTAAGGCACGTATGGACTACCTGCAGAAGCGGTTCCCGATAGAATCCTTCCGACGACTGTTCAAACAGCAGTATATGCGCAACGGCTTGGTGATGATTCAGCCGATAGTGAACAAGGATATGAACGACGTGATGATTGCCGACAGCGAGGCAGGCTTCATCTTCAACAGTGAGCACAACCTCGACGTGGCACTGCGACTGCTCCGTCTGTGGGGATTCAGTGTCACGATGCGACGTGAACACGACGATGTGCGAGAATACTCTGCCTACATCGTTCAACTGCCCGACGATTACCTGACGCACCACGTCGGCAGCGACAAGGCGGGCATCATCCGCACAGGACTGCGCAGTCTTCAGCAGAACATCTTAAATAAACACTATGAACATCGGACTCGTTGACGTAGACGGACACGCCAAAAAGAAGAAATGGGGAGCGACCATCTACCCGAACATCGCTTTGTGCAAGATTGCCCGATGGCATAAAGAGCAAGGCGACAACGTGGAGTGGGCTTTCGGGCTGAAACACTACGACCGCATCTACATGTCGAAGGTGTTCAACTTCAGCCCCGACGATCTGATGGCCTACGACGCTGACGAAATTATCCGAGGCGGTACGGGTTACGACATCGAGAGCCGACTGCCCGACTACTCCATCTACCCCACCATCCCATCGGACAAGGCTTACGGATTTCTGACAAGAGGATGTCCGAACAAGTGTCCGTGGTGTGTAGTTCCAAAAAAGGAAGGGCGCATCGTTCCCTACATGGATGTGGACGAGATAGCCATAGAAGGGCGCACGAAGTTGGTACTGATGGATAACAACATCTTAGCGGCTGGCGACTATGCCAAGCAGCAAGTGCAGAAGATTATCGAACGGGGCTACCGTGTGGACTTCAACCAGGCTCTCGATGCAAGACTTGTCACCGATGAATGGGCGCAACTACTCGCAAAGGTCAAGTGGCTCGACGGCAACCGTATTCGCTTCGGTTGCGACACTCACAAGCAGATTGAATACTGCGAGAGGGCAATGGAAATGATTATCGGCTACGGATTCCACGGCGAGTTTTTCCTTTACACCATGCTCAACGATGACATGCACGAATGTTACGACCGCATTAGGCATTGGTGGAGACGGTTGCAGGACGCTCGCAAGAATCACACGGGCAACTGGGTGTATGCCTACGCTCAACCCTATCGAGACCCAGATAATCCACACCGACCTATTCCACAATGGCAAAAGGACATGGCAGGCTGGGTGAACAAGAAAGCGCACTTCGTGGCTCACTCATTCGAGGAGTTTGAACCGAGAAAAGGTTTTAGGTGTGCTGAATACTTCACAACCCTCTAACCCCCACAAAACGCACCGCGACAGCGGGATAAATTACACGAATTACACGAATTATGAAAAACATAGAACTACTTTACATCGACCTCTTCTGCGGGGCTGTCACGGCCTTGCGGGGATTGGAAAGCGGACCACTAATTTCACGAATTGAACGAATTAAATAATATGGCAGATCAAAAAGAACACATCTTCCCCGAACTTGCAGAGAGCGATGACGGAAAGATAAGAAAATGGCTTATTAACCTTGTCAAAAGTCATATCAGGTGGTTGGAAGATAGGGTTAAAGAACAACTGTCTAATGGTCAAATCTACGGCGGAGAATTGAGCAAAGCACAAGTTTCTCTTGCTTGGCTCGAAAAGCAAAGTGAACAAAAGTCTGTAGATGCCCCGCAAGACCTGTCTGCATTCAAAGCGCAACTAAAGGAATATTTGTTGGAAGAAGGATGGTCTAAGGCAGACCCGATTTACCTTGATGGGGCTGTTGCTTATAAGACTGAGAGTCTGCTTGCGCTTATTCCAGGCACTGCAGGCTGGAGCGAGGAAGACGAAAAAGACTTGCAACACATAATGCAAATCCTCAAAGAACAGGCTTATACAGATTACGATGTGGATGAAGATGGTGAATTATGTGGAGTCTATAAACACCTATCCAACTGGCTCCAGTCCCTCCGTTCACAAAGGTTAAAGGAGAAGTAAAAATACAAGAGAAATCAAAATCAAAAAAGAAATTGTATTATAATTTCTAAAGAGGAATAGAATATGAAAGCAAATGAACTAATGATTGGCGATTGGGTTTACAACAAAAACATTGCCAAGCCCATGCAGATATATCCTATGATATTCCCTCAGATGTTCAGAAGTAATCCTAATGCAACCACGGAAGATTATAACATCTTTCCTATCCCCCTTACTCCAGAGATTCTTGAAAAGAATGGGTTTCTTAATGACGGTGTATCTTTTTGGTACTTGGATTTTCGCATAGTATTATCCACATCAAAAGGAGTATCGTTAGTATGCGGTAGGCAGAAAAGATTTGAATACGTCCACGAACTCCAGCACGCATTAAGACTGGCTGGCATTGACAAGGATATCAAAGTGGAGGACTGACCAATGAGTAAACAAGAATTTGAAGAGAAGTTCGATGAACTAATACAGGAGCTTGAACTTCTGCCTGGTGAGAGTATAAACATCGGCTACATGCTTGGCGAACACCAAGAGATAGGATGCCGCTGCGAGGTGTGGCAAAACAAACACTGATTTCACGAATTGACACGAATTTTAGGCTATATGGAGAAAGACAAAATTAAATTAACGAGAGAAGAAGAGCGCGAGCTGAACAAACATGCGACCGAAGCATTACGGCAAACCAATGAGGATGGACTCGAAAGATTGGTCATAATGACTCCTAATAGAAAATTTTCCGTATTAAAATTTAAGGAGGCAAAGACGACGTAACGATGGAGATCAGCGACACGAAACTGATGGACGTGTTCGAGTACAGCAAAAGCAACGAAGCCGAGGACAAGGCGGTTGAATAATGCCTAAATGGGAAATTAAGCAGGTTTCAGCCTGCTCATTCCCCCACTAATTTAGAGATTAAGCGGAAAACGCCCTAAAATCGGGCTTATTTATTTTCAATATTCGGAATAAGAATTAAAACTAAGGCAATATGATTAAGTTAATTGCAAAGAAAGGCTCTGAGTTGGAGCAGACATTGAAAGGCATGGCCGAGCAGATGGAAAAGAACCTTGAAGACGGCAAGCGCATCGTAAAGGAGGCTACGGGAGTCGAACCTGAAAGCATCGGCTACAGATGGGCGTGGGGTGACGTTGCGACATTCCTGCCGTCGCTGGTGCGGTTTAAGAAGGAGGACTGGGATAAGGTTGACGAGAAGGTTATGCGCCGCGACAGGCGCGACGATAACTATTTCAAACCCCAGAAGCGATATACGGAAGGCAAACGTCTGTACGAGCGATTCATTGAGGAGGTGAGCAACAAGTGCGTTACCGACGAACCGCTGAAGAAGCACGGCATCAATACTATGTTTGAAAGAAGCTCTGTGTGGGTGCAACCGTTCCATGACAAAGAGAAAGGCTGCTACGTGTTGCTGGCAGGCGACTCGCTGCCACACGGCTTTACAGGCAAGGCCAAGAATGAGAAAGACCGCGAATTTACGATTGAATACTAAGGAGGACTGAATATGAAACTGCAACACATTACATTCACGGGTATTGATGCTAAGACGGACATCAAGGCTCTCACAGAGATTCAGCGCGAGTTTCCGATTGCGGAGTTTGGAGTGCTGACGAGTTATCACTGGAATGAAAACGGCAACCGCTATCTCGACCCTGCGTTGGTGAAAAACCTACGGGGCCAGGGTTTGAACCTTGCGCTCCATATCTGCGGATCTGCGGCTCACGATGCCGCTTTGGGTAAGTGGGAGTACATTGACGAGACTATCTTTGCGCCGTCTGCACCTGTTGGCATTGAGCTATTCAAGCGTGTGCAACTGAATCTGGCAGAGCGTAAGGACAATCCCGACTATTGCTGGATTCCGCTTATCTTCGGGCAGGAGTTGATAGTTCAGCAGCGTGCCGAATTGGAATTGCCGCTATTTGAGAATACGCTGAAGAAGTGGAAAGCGAAACCATTTCCACACCGAGATACCATTAGTGCATTACTCGACAGCAGCGGAGGCCGTGGTATTGACACTCCGCTGAAGGTGTGGCCGTCGAGCGGCAAGATTGGCTATGCTGGCGGTTTCAACCCCGACAACGTGGAAGAGAAGCTGTCGTTCCTGATGAACCACGTCACACAGGGCATGTTCTGGATTGACATGGAGAGCGGCGTGCGTACCGATGACTGGTTCGACATCGACAAGGTGTATAAGGTGCTGCAAATATGTAAGCCTATCATTGAAAAATATAAGGAGGACTGAAGGATGAAAGCAAACGATTTAATGATTGGCGACTGGCTGTGCGCAACCGACGATGATGGCAACAAGCATCTTTGCAGAGTAGCCAGTATTGAATATGACCGCACAAATGACCGTGATGATTACACCATTGATTTCAACGGAACTGGATATAGCCCAGAATGGCCTGATGTCTTGTTCGATTGCGAGCCTATCCCCCTCACACCTGAAATCTTGGAGAAAAATGGGTTTAAAAACAAGAAAGGTCGCTTTATGCAGATTGGCAACTTTGACAACCCTCCATTGGTTATGTGGCATTTAGTGGACGATATAATCCTTGGGCATCCGAAATTTCAACTTGAAATCCATTATGGAGGCAAAAGTATGCACGTGTCGTTCGTGTGCAGATACGCCCACGAACTCCAGCACGCCCTGCGTCTCTGTGGCATTGACAAGGAAATCAAATTGGAGGACTGACCATGCAACACTGTTATCATTGTACCAACAACTGCACTTCGCACAGGGCGGAGTGCTTCAACAAGAACGAGTGCAAGGGGTGGTATATGTACCTCACCACCTCGTCGAGCACATGGCACGCCAAAGGCATTTGCGTCGGTATCAAGTTCGTGGACGACGAGAGCGGCGAGGTGATACGCGACAAGCACGGCGACTTCGGCACCTACCCAAGTCAGACGAAGATTGATGCCGATTGGCGGCTGCAAGACCTTGCGCTGGAGTGGCAACCGATGGAACGGCCTTACGTGCCGACGTGGAAGGACAAGCTGCGCAAGTTCTTCCTGAAGAAGGACTATCCGACGATGGTGGACGTGCGTCCAGATGACAACACGATAGTCATCACCAAGTACGGCGACGATGCCCACTACGAGATTGTGGAGTACGCCAACCGCCGATGGGTGACGGCTCTCAGCTTCCCCGCCAAGCCCTCACACTGGGCCTACGTGCCGCAGAAGGTAGTGAATCTGGCAGATAGTATCATCAAGCAAAAGCAGGAGGACTGACTATGAAAGTAAAACTTCTTAAACAAATCCGCAAGGAGAGTGAAAAGGGCATGGCAATCATCCTGCAGCCCGACGGATGTTTCAAGGTGACACACGAAGGCTACACTTGGGGCAAGGACTTGACGCGAGAACAAGCCATCGAGAAATATAGAAAGTTCGTCTATTATTCGATGGAGAACAAAATCAAAGACCTTCGCAAGAAGGAATACAATCATCGGAAGGTTAAATTCTCACTTTGGAAATAGCGATTATGGCAAACATTGAATGGACTGGCGCTTTCGAGCAGCGACTGAGAGAAAAGCTCGAAGAGGAATATGAGCAGGCCGACCGCATAGTGGTGTGGGCTTCTCGTGCCGACAAGCCCTTTAAGGAGGGTGGTATCATTGACGCTAAAGGCTCTGCCGACAGCATGATTAAATGGATCAAAAAGGAATTGGGCGTATGAACAACTATATCAAATCCACTGACCAGTTGCCGAAGGAGGCGACACCCGTTTGGGTACGCATCTGTGGCTGTCGTCCTCGCAAGATGTACCTGCTGGGGAAGACGTTCTTCTACTACAACCAAGAACTCTCCCGCAACGGCAATTATTCCAGTATCGGCGACGATGTACTGTGGCGATATTGTGACAATTAGAAAAGTAAGATAACTTAAAAGGAATACGATTATGAGATACAGATTGACAATGTTTGGAAAGGTAGCACTGATAGTAGGTTTGATAACCCTGCTGTTATTGTTCATTATGAATACCGAGGTGCATCTGCATCCGTTCAGCATCCACATCCATAAGGCAGAGAAGCTAATGGAAGTATTCATTCAGGTATGCGCTTTCCTGTTCTTTGACTATCATGGTAGATGGGAAGGTTTCAAAGAAGGTTCGATGTTTACACTCGACCTGATTAAGCGTGAGAATGAGAAACGCAAAAATGAAGAAGTAGATAAGGAGGACTGACCCATGAAGAAAATCATGTTTAGCGAGCGTTACGGGTTAGAGCAGGCCGTGCTCGCGGGTACGAAGACGATGACGCGGCGGGTGATAACCATCCCTGAAAAGTGGCATGGCATCGAAGTGTACGGTTTCTGCCATGTGAAAGGACAGGCAGCACTGGAGTTGACCGACGGCGACGACTTCTGCATAGAAGACCAAAAGACGGGGCAGTGCGCTCAGATTCTGCCAACCTATCGGATTGGCGAGGAAGTGGCTATTGCACAAGCATATCAGACGTTTCGGTGGCCTGCGCTTCCAGGTATTGACTGGAAAGCGATAACCGACGAGGTGACACACTCAAAAGGTTGGAAAAACAAGATGTATGTCAAAGCCAACTGGATGCCCCACCGCATACGCATCACTGGCATCAAGGTGGAGCGGTTGCAGGACATAAGAGAAGAGGATTGTCTGCGAGAGGGGATAAAGAAAATGGAAGAAGGTATGCCATACCGATTTGATGATAACGGGAAGGTTCATCTTTCCGCAGACCCTCGTATGTTATTTGCAGACCTTATTGACCGCATCAGCGGACGTGGCACATGGCAGAGCAACCCCTGGGTATATGCCTACGAATTTGAACTTGTGCGGTAGCAAATTCTTCACTTTTCACAAATTTATCAAGAATTAAAGAAATTATGACACAAGTAAAAGCACCCGAGGTGGAACAGCCGGAAAAGAAGACTGGCCTCATTCCAGAAGAGAGACTGAAAGAACTTCTTAACATTCTGTTGCCGTATGGCTACAGCCACTATGACGGCAATAGGTACACAGGTGTATCGCCGTACATCGGCAGCACACGAAACATCATCACCATCGTAGCCAATGATCCAAAAGGATGGGATAGCGTGTTCTCAATCTGTATGGACCGATTCACAGAAGACGACGAGGTAAGTGAAAATGACAGCCTTGGATTTTACAAAGGCATTATGAAGATGATTGCGCCCGAACTGCACAGTATTCAAGACACGTTCAAGGGCGGTCTGAATGTTCTCGACTTCAACTGGGCAGAAGATAAGGTGCAAGCGAACCGATTCCACGCAAAAGTAGTTCCCAACCCTTTTTAACTTTATAATCATGAGACAAGAAGAAAAAAACGCAGTGGTGAACATCATACGCCACATGCAGGCGTTACAACGCCAAATCAAAAAACCCAGCTGCGCTGAAGCGACCGACGAGGAGGTGCTGAAGTTATTGGAACTGCTTTGGGAATGGCGACCAGTGCCACGCTACAAGTTACCGGGGAAGCACACAATCGAACAACTTGTAGGCCTCATGCGCGGTTGTCAGCGGTGTGAGTATTGCTACATCAGCCGTGGCGACGTGGCGCGGATCATCCGCGAGGAAGCACGGAGGCCCCACGCAGATAACGACCTGGTGATAGACCTCAACGACGGTGCCAGCAATATGACAGACAATGAGCTATACGACAACGGCCGATGGAACTACAGACCGACGCCACTTGTGGACCTACTTTTCCAACTACATTGCAACTCCTAACACATCATCATGACAAAGACAACCAAAAAACAAACAAAGGAAGAAAAGGCTCTGGCATTAACGCCGGAAGGAATCTTCCACGCAATGGAAAAAGCAGTGCCCAAGGGTGCTACAACCGAGCATGTTTTGGAAGCAGCGGCGACACTTTTAGGTTCGTCGCTTATACAGATTAACGCTACAAAGCAGGATTTACACAATATCCTCATGCACCTCGAAGATTGGGTGTTGAAGAAGATGCAATTAAAGGAATCGAGAACTATAAATTGAACAAATAATGGAAAAACAACACATACCAACCTTTCAGGACTTTTGGGATGCGTACGCATACAAGCGTGACCGCATGGCTGCAGAGCGTGCGTGGAACAGGTTGTCGGCACGGGACAAGCGTGATGCCTTTGCAGGAATTGCAGCATATAGTAACGACTGTCAGCGCAGAGGTGTCAGCCGTATGTATGGTCAGGGCTATCTGACCCACAGGCGTTGGGAGGATGACTTTACGCAAGAAGTACCGACTCCGACAAAAGCCGATGTAACAATAACACCCGATGCTGCCAGTCTGGACAGCATGGAGCTGTGGTAACATAATCCAAAACACAAATAACATGAAGACAGAAATCGAAATTCCTACAGGCCCGTGGCTCGATTACTTCGAGATGCTGCAGGCTTACGAAAAAAAAGGGTTCCTGAATATGTACGCTGACAAACATGAGGCGTATATTACGGAGCCTGCTTTGTTTACTCTTTCTCCCGAACGGGATGTCAAGAAGGCTGCGAAAGGCGTTCCAGATATCCTGCGCTATATCCGCACCTATGGCGGATGGATATCTCAGGAGGGGGTGTCATATATAGAGAAGCCGTTTGCGCTGCACGTCGTTACCTCGCAGTATCCGCATGACTTGCTCTACACCATTGTCATTTCCCGAAAGCGAACATGGTGGTTACTGATGTTCAAGAGAGACAGGTTAGATGTTATTGACTACCGAAATAAATCTCAGAAAAGTGAAGAAGGAGAAAAAAATTAAGCCTGGTGCCAAGCGCCGTTTCTATAGGGTTGTACCGGATTTTACCAATATGCCTACGCAAGAGTATCATTTCTATGGTTATGAGACCGAAAATGATTTTTATCAGGCGCTTCTCCGGCTTATTAACCGTTGGCAGAACCGTGTAGGCGAAGCCGTGGAGGAGAAAAGTCGATTTCTGCTTTTGCGTTTCCATGATACGCCTGGCGGCCATCCCGACGAGGCGTGGTTGCCCCAGTTTGTTTTGGAACCTGCCATCGTTCCGGATTGCTTTCAGGAAGAGGAGTCGCCTGATGCCTCGGAGAAAGAGTTGAACCATGCCTTTGGCTTTGAATGAAAAAGTCCGCTATCCTCGCGGACTGCGGACTCAAAAATAATTACCTTAAACTAAACCAATAAAAACCACTTTATTCCTTTTGGCTCTTTCGAGTTCTTTTTTTCTTTGCGGTGTATGCCGATTCTATATCGGGATAGAAGTCAGTGTTGCTTATATCCACGTTTGTACGCTGCTGGCAGGCCAAACGTCCGCAAAGCAAATGTTTCATTGAAGCCATCATCTTGCGGTTATTGTCAACATCGCGCTCCAGCTGTCGCATTTTTTCGTCCATGTCGTTTAGCCGTTTGCGCAGATC